GGAAAACAAAGCTATCAGTAGCCATGTCTTCTACAGCGGCATCAAGAGAAGCATAAGAAGCTTTTTGAGGACCAGTTAATTTTGAAAATTTTTGAGGTGGCATATTTTTATAAACTCCATGTAATTTATGTTTTTGTTATAATTACCATACTTAAATAAGTGAAAAGATAAAAATTCACTTATTTGTTTTAATTAACGTGGTCTCTAAGAAGCCTTGGTGTTAATTTCTACAAACGCCTCAGGACTATGGATTTCAATTGGGCAAACCCATTCCTTGACCTCAACCCAGAAGTTTCCACCCTTCTCCTTGGGATAGTCGTCAGCCACGTCGATTTCCTGGCTTACAACGAATTCAGCTGCCTGTGGACTGTAAGGTATCACGTAAGCGTAGCCAGTTGGAGTGAACTGAGACTCGATCATCCAACTGCGATCTGCTTCACCCTTTCCAAAGAGTTTGCCAATATAGTCGGCAAATGGAACTCTCTCGGAGTCAGTCTTATAGAGGTTATACATGGTTGCCCTATCAGCTACTAGTCCCCAGGGCTTGAACCTCGGGTCCATAAACTTGATAGCATTAACTATGTCTTCGTACGGATCAAGGGTATCGCCGCTAGAGTCCCATGGACCCATATTTACGACATCATTGCCGGTTGCAGTGTCGCTAGTATTAAGTACCTTTCCACGAGTATTGACATGAGCTACATCTACGATACCATTGATACCGAGAGAACTATCGCCATTAATCGCAGTGTAATCCTCAGTAGCATGGATCTTGGCCATGACTTCGTTGATCTCTGCGGTCTTCATGACTGGGCCTTGAGTCTTAGCTAGGTCTCTCTCGTTAATATAGAAACCAGTACCAATCTGATACATTTCGTGTTTTTCTACGCCAGCTGCGATCTGGATTGGGTCTGGGCTAGCACCTTTGGCAACTATTCCAGCTCTACCAGAAGTTGTCTGGATATGAGTAATCGCGTCAATATCGATCTGGGTTCCGACATCCCTATAGGGTAGAATATTCCTTGCGATAAGTTCTGGTCTGTAATTCAGCTCGTAATCGTTAATGGTTTGTACCCAAGCTGTAACTACTTCCTCGGGAATAAACGAACCGTAATGTAAAGTTGTGTCTGCCATAATTTTTTAAACTCCTTGAATTTAAATACGTTATAAAATATTTAAGGTGTATTACCTTAAATAAGTTCGACCTCCACTTGGGTCAGTTTGTAAGCATAGAGGTTGCCGGAATGAGCAAGAGGAGTCTTGACCATCTGGATAGCCGTACTAGAATAATCAGAATCTGCGACCATATTAACTTCTGCATGATTATCGGAATCAAGTACGATATAGTCACCGTCTCTCAATGCCAGATAATCCTTGATGGTCGAAGATCCAAAGGTCACGATATCGTTGCTAATTGAAGTGAAGTTCTGCTTGTAATTAGCGGATCCACTATCAGCCATATCTAGAACTCGGCCAAACGAATATAGAGTTTTTGTAGTTCCTGTGGTTTCCGGAACGACAACACCTAAAGTTTCGGTACCAGCTCCTAAGGCGGTAGAATCTACTTGTAACCGCATGAAGTCGCCAGTATCGATAGTTTGCCCACCAAGCATCCAAACGTTTGCGGTACCGGTTGCCACGTAAGGTACTATCTTGCCGGCAGCATAGAAACCATCGTACGGTCTCTGTTCTCGGTTGTCGTTAATAGCAACACCCAAATAATCATACGTGGAAGTTGCAGTGCAAACAGTTGCTTCGATTGTTCCGTCGGCTGCTCTATGAACAACTGCACCAAACGGAATTTCGCTGGCAGCGATGCCAGTTCTAATAATACCATGACCTGCGGTTAAAACACCTTTCTTGGTCATATAAGTTGGAATTGTAGCCATAAGTTTTTAAGCTCCTAAATAATTATAATCAAATAAATAAGAAAAGAGATTTTACGTCTCTTATTCCTAGTGCGATCTCTTGCCAAACATATCTTTTTGGCTCTTCTTTAGCATGTCGCGTGCGGACTGAAGCGAAGCCGCATTATCTCCTTCGGCAGCAGGCTGTCCCCTCGCGTTCATCTTAGGTAGCTCTGCTTTCAGGATGCCAGGGTTTGCATCGAAATAAGCCCAGCCAGCTGCTTTAAAGCCATCGTAGTGAGTTTGGGCTTCGGTTCTTGCCTTAGCATTCAGTTTCAGAGAGAAAGCCTCGAAATCTGCAGCAGCCTTCTTTTCGATAAGTTCCTGTTCCGCGGCATTCTGTTTCTGGACAAGGTCCTCGACTTGCGCGGTCAGTTCGGCGATCTTAGTGTCCCTTTCATTGAGCTTCTGTTCAAAAGCCTCGTTCATCTTCTGTACGTCTAAGTCAGCTTCAATATATGTGTTCGTCATATTATTACCATGTGTATCGATATATCGTGAATCCATTTTTTCAGTAGGTTCTTCTTCCATTTCAGAAGTTTCCTCTTCGGTTTTTACGGGACATTTCTTGTTCTTCATTTCGAAAAACATACATTCATTACCATCGGCATCTTTAGTCATGCCTTTTTTTGTCTCATTAAGTTTTGTCATGTTATTATTACCTGTAAGTGTTTTAAAATTAGAATTATTATATTTATCTTTCATATTGGATGGTATTAGTCCAGACTTAACATACGTTTTGGACCAATTAATTGCGTCTTGCTCACTTTCAATATGCTTGTAGACGTTAGTTATAGTCGGATTACTACCAATACGAATAGCATTTAATTTAATAGTGAAACTATCATTTTCCTGAATTACTTCAGCACGTCGCTTATCATTATAAAAGACTTTAGGTTCATAGCCGTGTTCGTTTAGCATGAAACCGCAACCGTCTTTCGTACTACAAGCTCCAATACCATTAGCTAACTCAGCAAAGTGATAAAAGTGATAACCACCGTCTTCAATTGCGTTATACTTGGTACCGTTGAGGTCACCCGACGTCATGCTCGTATGCGTAGTATATGCAATAGAACCATCATACGGAGTACCTGACTTAATACGGGTCATGTCTTCGGGTGTCAACTTATCCTTATAATAACGCGCGACGGCTACAACGTCTTTCTTGTCTGGTCTTGCCGTAACATTCATAAGTTTACCGATGCGATTGTGCTTATAGGTTACGAGTTCTGTTGGTGCAGTATGACCTTTCAAAATTGGTTGACCTTCAAGCCAGTGTGCATCTTTCCCGAAGTACTCAAACTTTTTGAGTGTAGGAATACCGTCCGTTCCAGTGAACACTCCTTCGCGCATAGGTACAACAGGCACGTCAATTACTTGATCGTCTTCATAGATGATCTTAGAACCAGCCGGAGATGAATTCATTTTGATTTCATCTGACGCAACTATGTCTAATCCGCCTGGAGAATGTTCATCTTCAAGAAAAGTTTCGTTACGTTTCATTCTTCTACTTTTAGACTTATTATAATCTGTCTTATATGGGTTATTAGAAACACTGAATAACTTTTTTGAAACAGATTTGTCCCAATGCTTTAATTCAGAATCATCTGCATCATGAATAGGCTCCCGACTTGAAACTTCTTCAACTTCACCAGACTTCTTGACAGCAAATAACCCACTAGCAAACTGATGTAATTGATCACCTGGTTCTAACCTAATCTTTTCTAATTTATCAGACATTATATTAGCATTACCATAATATGCATTAGACGGTTTTTTCTCGCCCGTTTTTGTCCATACTGATATAGGACTTTTAATATCAACTGATATCAATTGATTTGGTCTAGTTTTTAAGCCTCTGGATAAATCTATCTTTACATTATTATCACGAGTAAATGATGTATCGGTCCACTTTACATCAGAACCCTTTTTACTCGTACTTCCGCCGCATGACCCTGGGCCAGTGCCTGACTTTTCAGAATCAGGACAGTTAGCGTTTTCTTTATAAGCTTCCATATGGCGTTCGGTGAAATCCATTTGATCTTCAGTCAGTGGCATTCCTTCGCGATTCTTAATAAAAATAATTTTCTTTTGGATGTTCCGATTAGCAACGCCCGTTTGATTACCAGAAGCCAAATCCCAGGAATGATCAAGTGCCTTATGACAGTAGTGAGGTCCACCGTTGACTATAGCTCCAACCGGATATCTATAGGAATTTGAGTCTTGGCCACTACCAGCATCCACATCCAGATACCACTTCATAAGGGACCGTTTGGAAACTTTTCCGGATTCGTCAGTTGCCCAACTCATCATGTCGGATTTGGCAGCTACAGGATCCCAAGGCATTTGATGCTCTTCTGGCTCTATGAGTTCCCCAGACTCTTCATCCTCGGATTCCATAGGTTCCTCGTCGTAATCCTCGGAAACACCTTCCGGTTCAGAACTCTCCATGAAGGTTTCATCGTCTGGATGTTCCTCAACCTCGCTAATGGAAACTTCCGAGTCTATTGTACTTTCCAGAAGTTCAGGTAAATCTTGCTGACGAACGTTACCGAAGAGTTTATCAGGTACTTTGTCTATTGGAACTTGCTCTGGAATGACGTCACCTTTCCGGGTAACAATGTTACCATCTAATTTCATTTCTTTAGAGCTGGTAGTATTATCATTTCCCAAAGTAAGATCACTACCATTCGTAAATCCTGAAGCATCTTCTTTGACCTCAGAATCCTGTTCTTTCTTAGCCATCTCTAGTTCTATTGGTTTTTCATTGTGTTCTTTTAGCCATTTCTTAACGGCTTTAGGCGTCCATTTTTCCTTTGAGAAGTGATAACTCTGGGTTGACGTTTTCTCTTCATCTCCCTCTTTTTTTACTCCCAATAACATCTGTATTCCGTCGCCAAGATCCTTAGTCACTATCCGGTCATATTGACCTGGATCCGAGATCCTAGCGGCGTGATACTCCTTGAAGGGTATAATAATCAGCTCCTGGATAAATAATGAGATATTGTCAATACATTATAGTAATCAAATAAACGAATGGAATGGTAATTTTACGTCTACATACCTAAATATATATAATCATAATAAAATAGATATGATGGATTTTACGGCTACTCTAAGTAATTAACTTTTCAATTAATTTTATTCTATTAGGATACCAGGATCTTATAGCTCGTTGAGTAGCCTCATTTCTATAATATTGTTTAACCGTATCTGCAAAATCTTCGGCTAACTTAACTTCATCAGGTACTAATGAAGCATATTCAGATGACCATTTATGACCATTAATAGAGATCGCATTTTTAGCGTCTGCGTCTACAGCTTTTTTCCAGGCTGGATTCGTCAAACTCCACATATTGCCATTTCCTAAACTAAGATCTAAATTATGGGAAGCTTCATGTACTATATATTCCTTTATATATCTATCTTTATTAGGATTCTCGTATAAAGTTATCCTCTTTTCTGTCGGTAACGAAAATCCAGATACTCCACCTATTACCGCTTCTTCTATACTGCTACCAGATGTAGATGATTTTAAGGCGCTAGGAAATCCAGATAATTCTATTGTATTAATCTGCTTTTTAAGTGTGTCTGGTAGTGATGACAAAACCTTTGTTATGCGATCTTTTGACACCGGATTTCCATTCTTATCTATAAATATTTTTATATTATCAATAGAATGAATATTAGCATCCGACACTCTACCTTCATTAAATGCATAAGATTTTTGCGATGTGATATCATTAGGTATTATGGATTTTGTAGTATCAGTTTTTTTGATTGTCTTCTTAGGTTCGGATTTATTATATTCGGATAAACGTTTTGTTTGTTTTTCATCAGTAACAGGAATAGAACTGATTGACTTACTCCTTGACGAAGTAGATGGTAATTTATTAGTCCTATTAATATATTGCATTTTCATATATTTCTGGAATGCTTCTATCTCTTTTATATTCATTCCTCTGTCCGGATCAGAAAAATCAAATTTATTACCGTTTTCGTCTATATATATTTTACCATGTATTTCTTCTTTGCTTTTATTTTGTGATCCGCCGCATGACCCTGGGCCAGTGCCTGACTTTTCAGAATCAGGACAATTGGAGTTTAACTTTATATCTAGTTCATAAAAACGGTTTTTCTTCCCTACGAATTTATACAATTCAATTACCTACCAAAAACTATTTATTCTAATACCACTTATTAGTACTTGGAGTGAAATAAGATGTCAAATGAAGAGATTCCTATACTCCGAAATGAAGCATGGACGTACCCTCAAGCACGTTGCTACCAAAAACGGAGTTGACATCAAGCTCTGTCGGAAAGCCCTAAAAGAAATAGAGGGTTAAGCCTTCTCGTTCTTTTTTCTCTGCTTTCTACCCTTTTTGAGCACGACTTGTCCTTCCGGCACGTCTATGATTACTTGCTCTTTTGGCTCCTCAACTTTCACAACTATCTGTCCTTCAGGTTCATCAACTGCTATGTATTCCCAGTTACCTTTATTTTGTTTCCACATTATTTTTCATTCCTTGCTATGGTTGTATTATATTTTTTATAATCAAATAAATAGTATACCGCGTATTTTACGTCGGACCAAAAAGTATAAATATCTAGGTTGTATACTTTATGCTATGAAGAAAACGCCTGTTTGCTACGATCTAAAAGACATCGATCTTGAAGATGAAACCAACAACATACTCCTTAATATGTCAGGTGGTCTTTTGCCTGAGCATCTAACGTCAGATGAAATAAAGTTACTTGAACAACGTTTCGGCGGAGATTGGTTCCATGAATTAGGATACGAAGAAAAGGATGGTTATAAAAATCCAGAAATCGATCTCATTGTTAGAATAACCAAAGAAAAACAATTATTTGAAGGTTCCTGCGATGACTGGTATTGGTTTAGTTCATCTGCTATAGATGAATTAATAGCAGAAGTAAACAGATTAAGATTACTAATAAAATAATTCCGACCAAAAGCTTTATATACTAGTAATACTAAGTATACCTTGCCCAACCAAACATCAAGGACCAGGACTCAGATCTTTCTGGGTTCTGTTCTCTTTGATTAGAGCGGGTGGGGGTAACATATCAATATTAATCCGAGTACCATATTGTACAATCATTACCGTTTGATATAGTCGCTAAATTTATTGTATTATATTGAACATCAATTTCTGCTATTACTTGGTCAGACTGAGCCTTCATGACTTTGTAAACTGCATCGTCTCTGAGCATGGAACACGGCAAACCAAATATGTCATTTACACCAATACCAAGAGTCATTCTAGTGCCTGCATCATAGCCAATAACAGAAGTAACCTTGGAAAATGCATGATTGGTAGACCACGATCCAACCTCTGCCGGCACGTCAACAGTCTCAGATCCAACCTCGCCATTAGCAAATTTTCCATTTATCGTGACCTGTCCTGAAATAGGTGTGCCAGTTCCAGCCTGAGTAACAGTAATGCATCTGGGTTGGTCTGGATTCGTGACATCGGTGTGAGTGCCTGAGAGATCCTGAACACTACCATGAATCAAAGTAGAAGCTGCTGCTTTGCAGTTCCTGTAAATTATCGCTATCGAGCTGCCTATTATGGCAGCTTTGTATTGGGTGTCTACCAGTGGGTTGGTGACCGTGCTCTCGAAGAGGACTGACTTCTTGTCGATCCTGATAGCGCCTGCAATGTTTGATGTATCACCATCGCCCGGTATTAGAATACCATTAGTTGCATTCTTTATCGTCACTCTCTCGATGGTGCAGCTCCCGGAAACCCCTACAGGGTCTTCCCATTCGTTGTTTGCTTGGATGGCGGTTAGTCCTCCGTCGAACTTTCCTGAGATATTCACATCAGTGAGTTCATCACAAATGCGCATTAGAATGCCAGTTGAAGCTACAGATCGCAAGTCTACAGATACATCGCATTTAGTGAGGTTTTGAAGCATTGCCAAAGCGCCGCCTGGGACCAGAGTGCCGCTTGAGATGACAGTTACATTGGCTTTGCATCTGGTTAGAGATGCCAGGCAAACTTGCACTCCGCTTAATATCTCCTCATCGAAGAACTCATCTGCAGTCCGGTAGACTCTGATATTACTATCTGACATCCCCCTGATGTAAGACCCATACGTAGAATTGACATCTACAATCTCGATGTCACAGGACCGGGCGTTATGGGTGGCCACTGACACGAATCCATAGGTCATGGAGTCGTAGGTCTTCACTCTGATCTTGGCATTCTTGACTGAAGGCCCACCTACCAGGAACCCATAGTCCTGATACATGGAGACATCGACATCGGCGTTATTGCATCCGCCCATGATGGTGACTCCCCATCCTGACCATATATCATGCTCTTCGTCATCTACAGCATAGGTAGCATTGGCGTTATTGTGCTTCGTGACGCATCCTCGAACGATAATAGGTTCGAGGTTATTTCCCCTGCCTTCAGCTATGAAGATTCCCTGGTAGTTGCTCTCGGCCTCGCAGTTGACCAGCTTGCAGCCATTACGGACAAAGAAGCCACTGCCATAGACCAAGTTGGCAGTCTTGATTATGCCGTTATTTCTGGACGTGCAGTTGACAAACTGGACATTATAGACATATGGGGCCTGCTCTAAGTGAAATCCGCTTTCCAGGCATCCTTCAGCATGGCAATTGATCAACTGAATATCCTGGATTGTCATGATGTTTGTGGGGCATTCATTCAGGTCAAATCCTACGTACCAATCGTCGTTGGTTGCAGTTGCCCCGCATCTGATTGCCTGGCAATTGATATAACGCTGGTTCTTTATTACTTTTGCTGATCCGACGTGGTCACCCTCATTTAAAAATCCATGTCTGCAACAGTCTATTGCAGTGCAATTTTCAAAAACATGGTCGTCCAGAGTTGTATATGGATTGACATGCACTTTAAACGCGCCGCCCAGGTTAGATGAAACCGCTCCATCAGCAGAGACAACTATGTCCCTGCATAGCGTGTGACTGGATGTGATCAATACAGCACCGACGTTTACTCTAAAGCCCTGAATCATTGTGTATTGGTTAGCCAGACATATGTTTTTTGTGCCATCTGTGAATGTAATCGTGGTTCCGGATTCGGCTATCAAACTGCCATATTCTGGTAGAATTATATCATCGTTAGATGTATAATTTCCATGATTTATATAAATATTTTTATAGTTTTCAAATAAATAATTAATTACATAATCAAATGATTCGTTACGAATTATTTCGGTACCATGTCGATTATTTGCAATGATGATGGAATCGGTTTTGCTAATATAAATTTCTGGAATACTGGTTATAATAGTACTTGAAATTATTGTAGCTGAATCATATATACTATTTGGCTTAAATCCATTATTTAATAGTTGTTGATATTGACTGTATGTCAATATTGATCGTCGGAAGGCATCAATTAGTCTCAAATTATAATCTACCTCTTATCAAGTTAACTAAATCATTTCATTGCATGTTAATTCATTTATTTGTCATGTATTATACCGGACAGTACTTTGGATGATGAGGTATTAATAGTAGTATTTCCTCCGCCGCAACTACCCGGACCGGTACCGTTCTTTTCTTCATCCTTGCAGTTTGCATTCAACTTCACGGCAGCATCCTGTAAGATAAGGTAAGCCGCGGCTTCCTGGAGGTAAGCACTATTCGTCTTCATACTGTCAAGAACCTTCTTAATTTCCGCGGTCATTTCGCTGCTTGATAAACTCTTATCGACGCCAATAGAATCTGTTTTCGTATAGTACTTCGCAAGTGTTCCGGCTTTCATTTTCATGACTAGGAACTGCGAGGGAAGTTGAGTTGGCTCAATGTCTTTAATTGCTTCCAGTACTTTTGGATTGTCGGTTTTATCCTGGGAAATTACCCGTAGTGGCTTACTGTTCGTGGTCTTGTAGTCCGTCGTATGGAAGCCACCAAGTTCGGGATTAAACGTACTGGAAACTTCCTGGAAAGTCGATCCAGTTGAAGTACTTTCTTTCTCTGGACCGCACTTATTACTGTCGTCGTAAGTACCAGCCTTGCATTTCTTGTTGAGCTTCAGGAATTCAGTGACTTCCTCCAAGTACCGTTCATTGCGTCTCATGCTAGTAATACTTTCTACCACATATCTAGTATAGTATTTTTCTTTCTTTACATCCAATAACTTATATTTTTGATCTGTTTTTAAAATAACTTCATGGAGCGGTGGTATATTGTCATCAAATTTCTGTTTCTTTTCGTAGTTTTCTACAAACAATCCAGGCGTTCCTTGTTTAGCATGCAACTCTATGATAACCGGATTTTTTCCTGGGAACAATTCCTTGCCATTGAGCATATCTCTCGATAATGCAGTTGAGTAAGCTTTTGCTATTTCCTCTGATCCAGAAAACGAAGCAAATCCGCCAGTTTCTGCATATATAGTATTTTTATCTTTTGGGAAGTATTTATCTAGTGCTTCCGGGGAAATACCGCGATACAGAATTACGTCTTGTTGTAGAGGTGATTGGTCTATTAATTTATTTAATTTATTTTTATATTCTAAATTTTCGGTACTCTTTTTATCCCTTAAAGATTCATTTATAAATTTACTAGAGTGAATATATTTTGATAATATTTCCGAGTTTTCTGGATTGCTTACTATAGCTTTATCAGAATTTTTTAAGTTATCCATATAATTATTAGAAGGTTTCCAGGATAAGGATTTATTTATATAATATTCTTTAATTTTTGATACAGAACCAGAAATACTTCCATATTTATCTGGTTTTATATTATCAAATAGTTTTTGTTCAGTATTGTCAGATTCATCAGGTAGCTTACATTTATTACTCCCGTCTGGACTGTCTTCCTTGCGGCACTTGTAATTCAATTTCATGAAGGAAGCAACGTCATTGAGAAGGGAATTGAGTTTCTGGCTACATGCATTACTATCATCATACGTACCTACCTTGCATTTACGATTCTGCTTGATAAAGGAAGCAACGTCATTGAGATAGGAAGCATCCTGTCTAATATACTCGTCTGGTAACTCATCGTAATCCTCTTCTGTAAGACTTGTTAAAACGCATCTACACGAAGGATGAATGGGAGGGGACGTCACGTTAGTACCTTCAAAAACTTCACCAATATTTGTTACTTGCCCTTGTAACGACGAACAAATTTCGCATGACCGTTCATCCAAAGCACAATTCCAAATAACTTTTGTATGATTAGCATTCTTTGCACGAGCCATTATTCCTTCGTTTTCGGCTTTTACCTTTTCTGTTCTATAAATCGTTTCAAGACGTGATTTAGAATTTGCATAATCTTCTTTAAATGACGATGCGAATTTGTCTTCACCCATGCCCCAGTTATTTAGCATTTGTATTTTGAGACGTTCACAATCAGTTTGTGTAAGCGTTTTCACTAATTCTAAACCATGATTAGTAAAATATTGCTTTGCATAATCTGTAACTTGTTTTGGAGCCGGAGCAGGAACAAGCACGCTTTGTTTTGCATCAGGTGGTAATTCTACTGTTCCTGACATACCTTTTATATACGATGGCAATACGAATGGAATAAAAATGCTAGACCACAATAACCAATTTTTTTTGATTAATTTTGGTTTTATTTCGTCTTCCATGTCATAATAATCGTCTAATAGTTCTTCGGGAATATCTGAGATATCTACTTCGATTTCGTTTACTATTGAATCGAGCCTGTCTTTAAAACTTTTAGAAGATATAATTTGATTAATAGGTATTTTTGGTAGCGTTTTTATTTTATTATTTGAAATAACAACTTTCTTAGGTAACTTATTTTCAGATTTTGATATGTTTTTTGGTAGTATTTTCTTTATTTTTTTATTTTTTGTTGCCATTATACTACCTCAGTATTACCGATAGAATTAATATCAAATTCTACGTTTTCATTAATATATGATTCCATTTTTATTATATCATCAAGTCTTATAATTCTAAGTGTTTCCGTAGGATATTTTTCAAGAAAAGAATTTATTTTATATTTTGAATAATCGTCCATCCAACCTTTAACTTCCCACCAGATATTATAATTTTTTATATAAAAATCCGGATGATATAAATGATTATCAATATTAAAGGACTCTGGTTCGTATTCCCAATCAAGATTTAATGAGTCTAAAACTTTAGCAATTCTCACTTCATATGACGATCTTAAGTATATCTTTTCTCCTTTTTTAGAAACGAACCAACATCCATTTCCTCTACTATGCATAGGATGGTTTTTATATATACCATCTAACCAATGTTGAAAAGCTATATCAGATAGTTTTTTATGTTGTTCTTCTGAATGCATTATATCAAGCATTCGTTCACGATTTTCAGGTATGCTCCAGAACTCTTTACTTTTTTCAGATATCAGTTGTTTTGTTTCTGGTGATCTAGATTTCCCATATATAGGATTATCAGGACCAGTTAACACACCACTACGATTTTTGGACATCAATTCTAATGATTCCTTAGTATGTTTTTTACCGTAGAACGGATTCTTTTCTCCGACATATCGGCCTTTCATACTAATGGAAAGTTTTAATTTTTGTTCATCAGACATCGGCTTTCCGTAGTTTGGATGGTTTTCTCCAGACATTATTTCTGTAAAATTTCTCTTATTTTCCAACGATTGATGGGTACCATATGATGGATTATATATTCCCATTACGGCTTCTGAATGATCTCTAATAGGAATTTCAAATCGTTTTAACCAATTTCGAATCATTAAATCATCACATGATGCGATATCAGCAATTTTTTGCATGGACTTATGTTGAGTGATATATTGATCTTCTAGCCATTCTTTGTTCGTATATATTTTTCCATCATGTTTCTTAAGCCATGCTTTTGAAATTTTTTCCTTTGCCTCGACGGAGATTTTACAACCTTTTCTTGATCTTCCATCAATACCAGCCAACCTCATATATCTTGAAACCGTATCATAACTAACATTAAGGTTGTTAGCTATAGTAATAATATCTTTTTTCAAAATTACATATTCATTATATAACCAATCTTTATTATTAAGAAGTTGTTTAATATTAGTTGGTATACGAACCATGAAAATCACTCAAAAAAACGAATTTATTATCATTATAACTATTATTATAGTATTTAAATGTATTGGTCCTATTCTTTTTTATCAAAGTATTTAGTCTTTTTTAGTGTTTTCATGACTTCGGGCTCTATGCTTTTCAGGATAGTTTCGAGCTGCCGATCAAGGTCCTTAGTAGTTGAGAAGCTATCTAGGGTCATGTTTTGTTTAGGGGATTCTTCGTTTTCATCAGAATTAGATATGTTTCCCCAATTTTCGAATATAACATTATCATCTTTATCGTATTCGATTATGCGAACCTGAGTTGCCGTATCCTTTTCCGTTTCGTTATTATTTTCATCTATATATACTATATCTGCCCTAATCCCGCCGTTAGGTGTTTTACTGTCAATATGTTCTATCATTTAGATTTCCTAGACTTTTTGTCAGCATTTATTCTAGCTTGCATCGATGACGGCTTGTCCCGGTTCAATGGTAATCCACTATTATAGTGCTTGTCGAGAATATCATATCTATTAGGATAAGAGACTTTCATTAAATCTGGTTGATTTATGAACATCTCTACTGAATCTGCATAATCTTCGTGATTACTCTTGTGCAATTTAGCATAATCTGTTATAAATCCTTTTTTATCGTTTTTCATTGCAGAATTCCATTCTGTTCCGTCACTATAATAATCCCATCCTACATTATCGTCAGTATGGCCAGATTCGTGTGCTATTAGTTGAGTAGTCAATTTCTTCTTTTCACTACTAGAAGAATACAAATTTATGTTATCATCACCTGCGGATCCAGCAGACTTAAAGTTCACGTTCAACTTGTTAGACCAATATTCGTCATCTTTACTTTTACCATCTACGATATTAATACGTGATACGTTACTTCTAAGGGTATCGGGCATTAATGACAGAATTCCATATACTTCTTTTACGTCGTATACTTGATTTTTTGGATTGTCAGGACTATAAATGACAACACCATCATCAAATTCATGGATAGTTGCTTTGATTTTATTTTTACCATTTATTATATAATCTTTCTTTTCTGAAGATACTACATGAGCATCATATGCAGTATTAATAATTTCTTCTTTTATGTTTGACAACTCTTCCCTGTTATTTTGCATTTCGGAATATGCTAGAGATATTTCTTTTTGTTTATTATTTATTAATTTAGTATCCTCTGCATCATAGGACTTACTTATTTTACCGGCATCTTTTAGTATCTTTGACAATTCTTCTTTTTTATAAGTTTCTGTTAGCCCATTCGAAGTTATTGTTATGTCATTTTTGCTAACTGAATCAATATAAATATCGCCTATACTTTCAGAATTCCATGTTTCTCCTGATGCCATAGAACTTACAGAATTATCAAACGATTTATTTTTATATTTTTCTTTTGCAGAGGTCTTTATCTCCATTAATTCTGAGCCTAGTGTATCAAGTTTTTTACGATCATTTACCTTTTGTGAAATTTCATTGTATTGTATTTTTAGATTTTTAAATTTTTCAACTTTACTATTAGGTTGTATTTTCTTGCCGTTTATGTCTAATCCTTTCTTACGTAATGCATCTCTAGCCATATTTGCTAGTAGTTCGTTTTCAGGTGACGTATCATTAGCCGCTTTTACCATATTTGAGGTTGTAGCATCTAATTCGTCTCTGGGAATATTATTAGAATCTTTTATATTATTACTTTTAGTTGTTTTTAATTTATCAACAGCCAGTCGTAATTCTTTATAGGTTTCCTTGCTAACTTTACCGGATGCTAACTCGGATTTAGCTTTGTCAATTAATGATCGAACATCCTTTACGTTTTCTAATAGTATTGGATCCTTGATTTTGGCAATCCGTTTTTCTGCTTTACTAGAAACTTTTTCGGCTCTTTTACCACGTCTTTCGTCAACTCCTTTTTGTTTTTCGGCCTTAAGTTTTTGTTCGGTTTCGAAATTCTTTTTAGCTTCTTCCTTGTTCTTACCACAACTGAAACCTTCTCCATATTTATCTTTTGGGCACTTATAGTTTAACTTTTGATAAAATGGAATAATATCCTCGTATCTCATATTTATTCCTCGTAACCGGCAAGTAGTCCTTCGGCTTCAGATAGCAAGCTATTTATATCTTCTGGATTCTCTTCAATGGTTCCTTCTTCCCCGAAAGCTGGTAGTTCGCCCATATTTTCAGGTTCCTCGCTACCACCGAACATGCCTTCCATTCCAGGCATTCCACCAGGTTGCCCTCCTGGGGGTTGTTGGCCGCCAGTTCTCCAGATGTTAAGTTCTCGTTCCAGCACCTCTCTTTCCGTCAACCCGTCCATCCAGGGTGCTGGGTCTAGTGCAGGTAACCCAACTTCTATGCGGGCCTCATTGAGTGTGGTAAGATGTAAGTTAAATTTCTGTAGAGCAAGACTCTCGACTTTCTGTTGGTCTGGCGGGATCAGATTCGCCCAGTCCATTTCAATCCGGTAGCCCTCGTAACCATTCAGCTCTAAAAACTTATTCCAAAGGAGGTTCTCGAACTGGATGCTACACAAGGACTGCCAACCCTGGACCATCATTTTCAGGAGTTCCAAAAGGGGCGAAGATGTCGTTGAAATCGCTTGAGCTGCAACTTCTAAAATATCCCTGGGAAAAATATGATAGATGGCTTCCTTGATAAGGTACTGGTCAATTTCCGTGGGATTGAACGGAATCGAAGGTCGCTCCCATTGCAAGTTGATGCCTTCGGGGACAGCTACGGCAAGATCTGAATTTTGGTTTTCTACTACGACCCGAGCCATGTCCCAGAGGTCAGTGAGCATTACGTCTGCTGGAGTCGTAGTCGCACCAGGTACCGCGCTCGTAACACTCAATGGTATCTGGTTGGCTTCTAAGGCCTTTAAATAAGATTGAGGTATACCTACGGTCGCAATTTGTTTCGGACTTCCAATTCTGGTTACCGTCTGCATGACTCTCTTGCGCACGAATTCCAATTGGGCTATTGTCGACGTGATACCTGCGAGGTAAGGCTCGCCGTCCACATAGCTTGACCTTATGTCCTTAATATGTATGAGTTGTTCGGTAGGGATCTGTACGGGTACCCCAGTAGAACCATAAGGATCTTGCAGTTGCCAATACTGGTATTCATTGGATGTCTTGTCGAAAACAATGCCCTTAAGAATGTTACCGACGACGTAACGAGTTCGGTCTCCAATTGCTCCGGCTGGAGCTTGCCGAAAAGACTGGGCTGGTAATCTCTGCACGACGTCTGGTACAACATAGCCATCTTCGTCTTCCTTCCAGGTCAATTCGAAAATAGCACTGCCGTAGGTTACGACGTCGTACATAGCTTGAGAGCACATAATAGTTGTACGCAGTCGACGCTCAATTTCCTCCAGCTTGATTTTAAGTTGCTTGTCGCTATCCTCGTCGGGTTCCGAATCTGCTGGCGGTATAATATTGAACTCGAACCAAGGAAACGCAATAAGCTGTAGCTGCCATAGGGATCGAGCTACAGGAGGAGCACGAGCCGTCTGCTCTAGTAATTTGACGTCGACTCTCCTGCCTGAAAATGTAGTATTGATATTCGGGAATGGGGCTCCAACCGGTCCAGACTTCTTGCTTTTGTTGGTTGGGTTTGCTCCAATGTCTGGTTTTATAGCCTTCTTTCTGCCCTTCTTAGGTGGTTTAGCAATATTATCAGTAATGAATGTATTTTCTGTCATAGTAAGTAACCTGGAAGTAAATTACAATAGTTAATCAAATAAATGGTATGTGCTAGTTTTACGTCTAACCAAAAAGTATTTAACTACCTAAAAAGATACAACTTATTATGATGTGGAACTTCAGGAAAATGGCATTACTAATGGCTGCATTAGTAGTTTTCTTGGTACCGTGCGTATTCTGGGCAATAATATGCAGTATTCTATCGTTGGATCCAATAGTAGCATTTCTCGGAGGATTCATAGTAGGATTCATAACCATTATGAATATAAATGAAGCATTTAAACAAATCTTTATCCAACATTACGAGTGGTTCGAACGTGGCTGGATCAGACTTTGGTAACTAATATAGAGGTGAATAAAAATGGATAATTGGGAAATTCTATTGTTAATAGCTGCCGTAATGAATATAGTTGTCGCGTTTGTATTGCCAGGTTTTGAAGGTGCAGCTAATCTACTAGTAGGACTCGCATGCTTAGTAGCATACATTATTCTTGAATGAACATGGAGGTTGCAATGAGAGCTAGAGATATTAAGCCCGGGATGCCAGTATTATTGGGAAGTAGGTATTTTCCGAACGAAGTACCCGGCATCGTAATAGGAATTCCATATAAAGTTGGCTACAGTCGCATATCCAGATGCGATGTAATGACCTATGATGGCGTTAATATAACAGCTAGCGTACGTAATATATCAGTATGCGGTCGTCGTTCCTTATGAAACTACGAGAATGTAAGATAGGGCTACCAGTAAGAGTAAAATCAGTATATCATTCTCATCCACTCGAAGGCTTTATATACAGAATAGGGAAATTAGAATTACCTCAGAATAGTTGGGATGATACCATAAAAGTAGTTTACGTTATGCTAACAACAGGTGATCATATTACAATGAGATCCTTAAGTCGACTTAACCCCATCCAGAGGAATGGTCATGAAACCACATGAATGCACGCCCGGTAAAGCAATATACCATAAGTATGATTTCTATGCTATAATCGCAAGGCAGACAAGGATAAGTAATATTACCGGCAAATTGATGATTAGAGTAATAAGAACAAATGGATCCGAATTCTGGGCATATCCAGAGAGTATGATCGATATGGAAATGGTTGAGAAGTAGTGACTCGGAGCATATATGTTAACTACTGGAAAATCTATATATGTTGTTCCTAAAGGGCCGCATCCAGATGGCTTCGTAACTAGACTTATTCATCCTTGGGAGAGGTAATTCCATGAGAAAATCTGATTGCAAACCAGGAATAGCAGTGGATATCAATACGAGTATTTGGGTACCACGTTCTGGTACTCGTTACTATGACACTTATAGACTTAGGCTAGATGACCCATCCGGCATCATAACGAAATATCGTACTATAGAAACTATGGGCCGGAACTATCACTATACTATTGAGTTTGGCAAACGTAAAAAGATCTATCAAACCGAATGCAAAATCGGCGTAATGTTAACCACCGGAGATCTAGTTTATGTCTTTCCTAATGAGATGACTAGGAGGCAACCATAGTGGACATATCTGAATGTAAACTAGGTTTAGCAGTAATTCATCGAGTTGGAGTAGAAGGAATTATAGTATCATTACCAAAGAAACGTAATATGAATATGCATCATAATTTATACTCGGTTGATATCATAACAACAGAAGGATTTCGCGAAATGTCCTTCTTAGAAAACTTATCACTAAAAAAATAGGTAAATGTTATGCAACCAGAAGACTGCAAAATAGGAACTTCCGTGATATATCGTGGCATAATAATCCATGATATAGCAGGATTTATAATAAAATTGCCATATTATCCAGAATACGATAAAATTAATTTATTTGTAAGAATAATGACAGTATGCGGTAATGATATAGTAGTGAGAATAGAACGTCTGGAAAAATTATAAATTTGGTCCATCCGTATGAATTATTACAATATCGTTGCAGTCTGATACGAGTAGAGCTATGTTATCAGGTACCTTACTTTTCCGTATAATGATCCTGATAATCTAAAAAGCTATGATAACTCAGGATTGATTCTGATTCTTTTATAATAGTTACTTCCATTGCTTTCTGCAAAAGTTTATCGTGGTTTTTCGCATAGCGTTTAATTAATGTTTTTATTTTATAATAAGATTTTCTATTCGGTTTTAATCCATAGTACCTATTATGTATTCCACAATGGCATTTATGGCAAACATCTAATGTATTGTTATGAATACCGGTTAACATATTTCTTGGTATAATATGATGTCGCTCTATACTATTATGTTCATCTCCGTACGTGCCGCATATGAAGCATATTTTAGGACTTATTATTGTCGCCATAGCATCACTGGTAGTTATATGTTGTCTGGGAATAAATACTTTATGGTCGGGTATAAAAAATAAAAAAAGGGAAAGCAGTTACGGTCCAGCGGTCCATTGTTTCATGACTAGGTATTTCGACTGTCCATTCTGCGATCTTTCCAGTGAGGATAATCTCTGCTCGATGATAGCAACCCGTTTCTGGAGGGCATATATTCTTTCTGCTAATGTTTCTGGGATACTGTACAGATCATCAGAATATTTGCGGGCCTCTTCTTGTCGCTTCTCGATGGCAGATAGTCGCGCGTCTGTTTTTTCATTGAATTGGTTTTGGGGCGTGTTGATCGGCGGAGCAAGATGCTTGGCAACTTCTTCCGGCGTAAGTTTTCTCAAGTTATCGGCTGTATAAAAAGCTGTTTCATATCCGCTATAACAATCTACGCAATTTCGAATGCCGCCAAAGCCGAGAATATCTTGACATTCATGAGGACCGTTAGTTATGCAAAACACATTTTTTTCTTGAAATTGAGAGAAATATGTTGGCGATCCAATTATCTCAACCCAGTCACCGACCTTCAAACTCGGTACTAGCTCCAAAGATCCCCAAGGAAACCAAGGTAGATCACGAGTCGAAAAGTATATATCGTCGCGCTCAGTGATTTTAAATCTTTTTCCGATATGGGCATTACTACCGCATCTAGTTGGTCCTGTCACAACTACTTCGTCTCCGATATTGAAATGCACTTTCAAACCTCCATGTTATTGTAAGTTCGCTTAGTTTAAATACTTTTTGGTCAATCAGATTCTACTAGGGCAATCAATATTGCAAAGATCAAAGCAAGTATTCCTGCGGCTACGTGGCCTATGTAAAAACAACCAACCAGTCAGTGCTATCATTCCCAATGTTATAAATGGCATTCCCATACTTATTCAACCTCCTTAACCAAATATGTGATTCCACGTCCTTTCCAGCCATTCAACATCTGGAGTTTATTGCGAATGAAATGGGCTTCCCATTCCAGCCAGTATCTCCCGGGAAGTATCTTAGCTTCGGATGCCTCCTCGTCGTTATAATACCAAATGATTATGAACATGGAAATCCTTGAAAAATATTAGTTAGGTTCGTAGCACTACCGGAAGTTCACTAGCAAGTATTGCAAACCTAACATCGATACGGCTACTCCAATCCATCTTGCCCACTATTTATCACACTTAATAAATGCAGCCATCCCAACGTAAAATACAAATATTGCTATTAAATTTTCCAAGCTAATCATTCTAATCTCCTCCAATCATTGGCTCGGTATTGTTCTTTACTAGGTCCAGTAAAGCCGCATACTTTTTCTTAGCTAGTTCGGTCTTCTCGGAACCAAGCTCTCCTTCCAAGACTCTTACTAGGAGCTTGAGCAAACAAATTTCCTGTTCGGCGTCTTTCAACGTGTACTTCTGGTAGTGTAGCCTCTTGCCGTACTTTTCGCAAGGCTTATAGGTCACGTATGGAACCAGGTCCTTTTTCAAGGCATCAATTTCGGAATCCTTAATTCGGATTTCAAGTTTAAGACCACGTATTTCGTTTTCCAAATGGAAAACTTTCCTTGTATTGAATATGTCCATGTCAGGCCTCCTATTTTCAAGAAAGAAAAGAACTGCAAACGCAGTCCTTACCTTCTTGGTTTGTTTGGGCACTCTACTATAAGTACTACCTGTACTTAAAGCTTTTGGTACTTTTGCTCTTCTAACATCATTATTATCTTTGCGATCTTTCGAGCATTATCGTTGTTTCCGGTTATTCTTTCGTCAAGTGCATGCTTTTCCAAACATGATATGATATTATATAAATCATGATCGGTTATTTTAATAGTCATTTCGATTGGTGGGATTGGTTCCAAACGATCTAAACGCATTTTTAAAACACTATGGTTGATGTAACCCATTTCAATATCACGTCCGTTTATAACTTAGTAAGTTTCAAACTTTTGGTTACTTACCACTTAATTTATCTTCTTGATTAAATTTTCTTAGTATTTCTAATGCTTTGCGATTTATGATTTCAGTTTGTTCTTGTTCACGAACTATTCTATCTAATTCTATTACTCCTAGTTCCATGTATGTCATTGATATCACTAAGTTATTTCTTAGCTATAAGTATTTAAAGCTTTTGACTAATGATACTGTAATTATTTCTTTTTCTCTCTTTTTCTTATAGTAATATATATTACTATATATTACTTATATTACTATATATAGTAGTAATAGTAATATAGTATATAATATATATAGTAATATAGTAGAATAAGTAGCTAGATACAGTATATATAGTAATATAGTAGTTTTATTAGTAAAGTATTTTTGTTTTTAATAGGCTAAGTAGAGAGAAGTACCCTATTGTTAGGACTAAATATTAAACGAGTAGCCAATAACGATTTCTTCAAAAACTAGCAAAAATAGTAATATAGTTAGTTTATACCTGAACGTCCTTTGATATCTTATGTATTAGGAAATCGTGACGGGTTTCAATTACTTCCGTTTCTATTCCTTGAGACCTCATGTCCTCAGCAACATCATGAGCGAATCTCCATTCCTTGGTATTGGTCAGTTCCACTTCGATAGTCCCGAATCCATACCGAATGCTATAAAATATTCCCCATGGATCTAAGATTTCCTTCTGGATTCTGACAGATGAGAATCCCGGCGTTGGGTCTGCGATCCAAGGCAATTAAATCACCTCAGAAAGCTTGCCAACTTCGCATACGATTACTTCTTCCTGTTTGTAGAGCGGACCACGAGCTATGAGCAGCTTGGACGCGAAATCTCCGAAGTTCTTTCTGGCCAGGATATCCGAATACCAGATATCTTTTACGAAACGATAAATCGCTAGTTCCAAGTTGCTAGTGGAATGTACCGAAAGTCCTGGAGATTCGAAACCAAGTTCGTTTGACTTCCATATGGCGTATTGCATAATCTTAGGCGATGTTACCATTCAAATCATCCCGAATTTCTCTTTTAATGCCAACAATCGTTTATCGGTTTTCTCCATGAGTATCGAGCATTCCTCTTTTGTCATTGCTCGTTGGTGATCCATTACAAACATAGTAGCATCGTATGAAGTCCATGCAACAGATAACGACTTTTCTAGTTCCTTTATGTAATCGGTTACTGGGTTAGCGGGCATCTCAGGCCACCTCACCGTGAAATTTTTTTGCGATCACAAATGCTAGATCGATCCCAAAAGTGGGAATGAAACCTCTCATCGAGATCCGGAAACCTATTTCATCCATTGCCATATCTTTCTCGTTCGGAAAGACTACATGAAATCTTCTCTGAGGCTCTCTGGCAAGGATTGCTTTTGCTTCTTCGTATTGCATCTTATTTCACCTTCAAGTACTAATAGTACCTACGAGAATAAATAGTTTTTGGTCGAGCTACTAAGCCAAATGTATAAATAGTAGTAAAAACTAAACTAACGTTATGAAAGTTATTGACTACGATCCATCGGAAAAGATCCCTCCGATTATGGAGAAGGATATAAATAGTAAGCTAATAATATCGACGTTAGTATCTCCGACTAAAATACTTTTTCTTAGTTACATGCAAAAAGAAAATATATCAGGGAATAAATTACGATTTCGCGGAATTTGTTTCGGTGGGGTAGACAAGATGGATACTAAAAATACTCGTGATCCTGTAACCTGGTCAGATAGTCCTAACCACGGAGAAACTATAATAGAACTACTAATCAATCTATATGAAAGTTATTCCGAAATAAACTGGATAGTAACATTCCTTATATTAGAATCCGATAGTGATCTACGAGACTTTATGACCAGTTATAATCTGCATGGAACTCCGTTCGGATCCGAATTATTAACCTATTGGAAACGTCTAACAAATACAGAGGTAATGTAATGTCTCTTAAAGTCGGTCAGTCAATTACTCTAGGAGATGGTCGTCAAGGCATCATAAAGTATATAAGTCCCAGGAAAGAACTAGTAAACGAATATGCAACAGGTGACTCATATCCGACTAGTTCGTATGAACGTCGAGAAGTCACTGTCATTTTAAGGAATGGCTTTCAGGTTACTACGAAATTGAGAACTGGATCTAGTTATTTGGGAACAAACATATGGTCGAGGTTTTACTAATGTTACGAGAAATATTTAATAAGTTTAGCGGTCAGAAACCGTCAGAACAGGTGGCCAAAGCACGTCATGCCGAAGATGAGACATTCAATTCTAACCTAACGTTATCTGAATGCAGTGACAAGTTGATCAGGAAGTACGTTCCCGAGGAATATTTATATGACGTTGAATGTACAAGAGCTGAGAAACTCGTAACAGACAGTAATTTCGATTATTATATCGTAATAAACAAAGACGATTTCGGTAATAAATTATATCGTATTCATATATATAAACAGGATTTGGTTAATACTAGACATACAAATAGAACAACAAGTCTTTCTGATTCCGAAACTTGCAAGTTCATCATCGAACATTTCGAGGACATCAAAAAGTATCTATTGTCCCGAGTGGATAAAATTCAAGAGGAAACCAACGCTAAGAAAAACGAAAGGATTAGAACTCAACACTGCCTAAGCAAGTTGAATAGACTTATAGAGAGTGATCGACTTTGAAAACAATAAGCAAGGATCCAGTTATTTGTATACCAAACGTCATGGAATGTGACATCAACAAGAAAATAATATTATTATATCTTCAAGATGAAGATACGAAATGGCTTTATGTTGCAGTGAAAATCGAGGATTTTATAGGTTTTATAGGTTGGTTTGGATGTAGTGTATCATGGAGCATTCCAGCCTACTGGAAGATAAAAAATTCCCTAATCGAACTCATATCAGAACCATATTCGAATCAATATAGTAGTTTCGAAAAGGACATTTACATATTGGATTCATTGGAGGAACTTGAAATTAAACTAAGTGAAATGCCTTGCGAAATCAGTTGTGTCCTTAGAGACACAATACTATATTATGGCAATAGAATATGGATAAAGGAGATAGATTTAAATGAAACTACAATACGTTCCACATGACTACGATTATATGGAGCCTTAGGATATGTACGAAACGTTGTTTAATTTTATTACGGAAATTATAATACCGATACTGATATTACTTGCCATAATATTCGTGGGATCGTATGCAACGATTTTCTATACAATTGCCGCCTTTCCAATAACGATAGTTCTTGGTTTGTTATGGATGGTTTATATAGTACATATAGGAGTTTAGTTTATGTTAAGAAATATTAGCATATTTAATGTCATACCGGAAACCAACTGTAAGATCAGCCAACTAACCAAAGATCTATATGCATGGCATGACCCATTTTACAATATACCGTTTGAATCATCCCGTTATTGCAAATGCTGTGGTAGGAGGTTATAAATGCCAACCTTTCAAAAGCCTTACGAGGCCTGGCAGTATGCATTGAATACCATAGATACGCATGGTAGTAAAGTCCATACTGAAGACAATGCCCTGATCAGGGAATATCTAAACTTACACTTGGAAGTTTTGCATCCATTGGAAGGATATCCGTTGCCAGGTTCGGGTTGGGATCTGCCGGCTTTGGATAAGTATGCATCTGATCTTTGCGAACAGTCCTATGACTTGAAAGGCTTCGACTATAACTACTGCGAACGGATGTCCCGGCAACTATACTATGCGAAGAAAATGTTGAGGAATTATCCGACCACGAGAAGAGCTACCGTTTACTTATGGTTGCCAGAAAAAGATCTGGAAACATCCTTACATAAACCATGTCAGATCGTAGCTGATTATAAGCAACGGGAGGGTAAACTTTACGCTACTCATTTCTTTCGGTCGCATGACATAAGAGATGCTTGGCCGACCAACGTGTACGGACTAGCAACCCTACAGAAGTCAATTGCCGAAGAACTTGGCTGTGACACGGGTTCGTTGACCACGTTCAGCGTGTCCGCACATTATTACATAGAGAAATCAAAAAGTATTTAACGTCTAACACTAACTAACATACGGTGATAGTAATGGCTCTTAGTAATTGGGAAACAGCGGCATGGGACAAAAATGGCAATCCTATGCCTGGCGTTCTTACCATAGGTAGTATATCCACAGAGATATACAAGAACTGGATATATGTTAGAGATAGCGAGACCTGGAAATCTGAATCGTGTGGTTTCGGACACAACGTCGTCATGGAAATCCAGTTCGGCGACATACAGTACCGAGGATTCCGAATTAAGGCAATTCGCGGTCTTCAGAATTCCATAATGGCCGTAATACAATATGGATATAGTAGTGACGACAACTACCAAGTCATGTATGCAATCGGAGCTTATGCGTATTCTCGTAGGAAGTGCGTAGGTATAGTGCCAAACACGGTCAAGAAGTTTAGAGAATCAAAATTCTTTAGGGACGAGCTTATAGAATTTCCGGAATTCAAAGGTCTTGAGCAATACAATCAAGGTGATGCATTCATAGTCAAAGAGTTGTTCGGAGAACGTCCTGAGATAATCGCCACAAAAATAGGAGAATGCAAACCAACCATATTAGAGAGGATGCTCAGCAAGTAGAGCTGGTAATATGAGAATCATTACAAGGAATCCATCTCAATTCGTACCCAATCTTAGGGAGAGCGACCGCTATGAAAATCTGGTAATAGCGGATATAAAGGATTCTGATTCTTATCAACGCATAGCTTGCGTTATCAATTCTGACAATAATTTGTTGACTTGGTACGGTAGCTATGATCTAAAGAATCCAAGAAGAAATGATTCACATTGCTATGAATGGGCGTGGCGCACTACTAGAAATTTATTGTTTCTAATATCAAAGTCTTGGAGGTATTGGACATCAAACGGCGATGACCTAAAAATGTACGTAGCAGAATCACCTCAGGACGTCGTAGATGCTCTCGAAGACGCCGGAGTTACTACCCATACGGTACTTCTCGAAATCTTGGAAAAGTTCCCAAAGGAAGTAACCCAATGAGAACCATTACAAAGAATCCATCTGATGTTGTACCTAACCTACTGGAATGCGACCGCTATAAGTCATTAATCGTAATTGGAATATCGCGGTCATTTGATAACGTACGGGAAGTAGCATGCATATTTAACACTCCAAGAAATTGTCTTAATTGGTTCGGCGACCGACTGACCAGCGAAGGCTACGAATGGTTCTGGGAGAGCGAACCAGAAACAACCCTAGTTGATTTTATCATAAGGTCTTGGACTACCTGGACAAGATCGTGCCATCATCTTGAGATCTATATATTAGAAGATCTCCCGGAAGTTATAACAACCCTAGATAAGCTAGGTGTACCGCTCGGAGCCCTACGAGAAAATATAATTTCGAAATGCCCACAATCCTGGAGGAAGTGATACCATATGAAAGAAATTAAGTTTTATCCGGACAGATCTTACGCTACCAGAATGATAAGTACTGGAACAATATCACTGGAAGAAGCTATTTCACTATGCAAGACGTATGGACTCATAGTAATGGTTCTAAAATCATCGAATGACGAGCTTGAATTCTTTCAAATCATTCGTGTATTACCAAACAACACGGTAGTAGTACTAGAAGGATGTGATTGTACAAATCGAATACATCAACCTTGGCATAATAGTAATGTTAATAATTTTATGGAAGGAATAATACATGGTTTTCCGCATACTGAGGGATATTACGTAGAATCATTTAGAGAGGTTGTCAAGATAATTAGCGTTACTTTTCCGGGTTGGATGCTATGAAGATTATTACCAAGAATCCCAGAGATGTGGTTCCTAACATTTTAGAAAAGGATTTAGACGATAAAATATTTATAGTACTGACAGACATAGGCCACTCGACGTATCTGAGTTTTGTCGAAGAGATATCTACTGGCGGCATGAAGTATCAGACAAGTGTTGGTAATATATGCGGGAGTATCGTCTGGTTAGGTTATTATTCCTCTACTCTAGTGGAACTACTCATACGAGAATTTAACATATCTGGAGTTAATAATCCCAGAATTATAATACTAGAGAGTCCGGAAGATGTAGAGTATTTCATAAAGGATTATGACGTGACAAATAGTGAGTTAATTCACAAAATAAAAAGAGCAAGCTCAGTGAGGTGGTAATATGAGAACTATTACGAGAAGCCCTGTAAATACCGTGCCAACTCTATTGGAAAGAGACATAACTAACAATATCGTGATAGTAGTAGAAATCATCCCACCAGAGACATACCTCTGCATTTGCGAGAAAGTTCAAAATCTATGGTGCGAAGCAATCATCGGTGTAACTAATGGAAATACTATGTGGCCCGGTTTTGCAGAGCCCACCTTAATAGACTTATTAATAAAGGAATATAAATATTTTGGTGATATATGCGATAGGATCGTTATTTTAGAATCCCGTCAGGACGTAGATAAATTCATCAAGGACTATAGTATCAGTAATAATTCGATATTGGGAAGATTATTTAGTAAGTCGTTTAAACAGTAAGTATGCTAACCTTCCCAGCCACCTCCCAACCGTATAGCTTTTTTGGGTAACTTGGGCAACACAAAATTACTTCTATTATTTAAATAAAAGATTGCTTGGGTGAGAGCGTCGACTTGATCGTCGTGACGAGACGTGGGGAACGCTGCCAGCTCTTCGAGTAGGTCATGAAGCCAGGGAGCATTTTTGGGTTGAGGTAGCCACACGTTACCGGACTCTATGTACGGTGTGATGGCTTGGGCTCTAACTACTTTGCCGCCCTGGGGTTCAATTGGAATGAGGCCTGGTAGCTCTCTCTTAAGCATTGTGATGACTGCAGGACCGTTTGCCTTATCTTCTATTAGTTTAGCGGTGACTCTCGGCCACTTAGCAGAAAGTGTCCTAATATTCTGCATGGTTGTTATAATATCCATGCGGTCACGTTTCTGGTCTAGCAAATAGAAATCTCCACCTTTACGACCCCAGATTTGAATTACAACGTAGTCGGTACCGTCGGTTTCCTTGAACGTGCAATCCGCTGATAGCACTACTATATCCATATGATTTTGAAGGCTTAATGGTTCCGCTGGATAGAATTGGTTTCTGTTGGGAGGCACTGCTATCGGATCTCCCCACCAACCCCTATTAAAGATGGTGCCTCCTGGAGGACTTGGTCTCTGTTGGTATAGGGACGACCAGGTATAAGTTCCCGCGGATATCTTAGTGGCTTCGATATCTTCCAAGGAACCGTACCGCCATGACCACAAACATTCTCCAATTTGTCGTGGGTCCTCTAGCTCTACAGGATCCTCGGCAATCATTGGAAATTTCAGGACGGTCCATTGCTCTGCCTTCGGATTAGATGCCGCAAGTGACAGTAGTCGACCTGCCAAGTCATCTGCGTGCCAACGAGTCAGCGTAATTAATATCCGGGCATCTTGATTAAGTCGTCTGGTATAAAAATCGTTTACATACCAATTATACGTTGTATTTCGGATAGTAATGGATTCTGCGTCTTGTCGACCTCGCAACGGATCATCTATGATACCATAGAAAAATCTCTTGCCAGTGATAGATCCGCCGACTCCCGCGCACTTATAGTAGCCTTTGTGGCCAACTATCTCGAAGTTTCCTCGGTTACGAGAAGCTGTACTGCCAACTAAACTGTTCCGGCCATTCCTACTGCTCAGGGAGACTTCTGGGAATACCTCTCGGTAGGCATCACTGTCCATGATGCGTTGCACGTCGATATTCATGTCTTCGACTAGAGATGCTGCATAGGACGTAGCCATTATACCTACGTTCGGATTCTTGCCGAATATCCATGCGGGCAGACGCCGAGAAACCAGTTCACTGTTATGTACAACGATATCATTTGCAGTAAATGTATGATCATTCTCTATTTCTATACATCTACATTTATGTTTGCCTACTGGAATTATACTTACAATTCTATCAGCATCATACCTATTATCAACAAATCTATTTGCTTTTACATTCCAATTAGAAAGTTTATTTTTCTTTGATCCTATTAACCTAATATACTTTTTAAACAGGTAAGAATTTGTCGCATCGGATATATTCAATGACCAAGATATATATGGTTTGCCTTTATATTTGCTATTTTTTTGTCTTAATGTAGTTGATATTCCTAGGCGTAACATCAAACTTTGTATGGATCTCAATAAATCTCTACTAACAGAATAAAGCATTATCGTACAATTGTTTCTATCACTATTCTTTAATCCTATATATCCATCACATGAAAAATACGACCCTATAAAAGCGGCAATTTGTTCATTTGTGCCTTTATATATCCATTCAGGTATTCGTTTCGTATATGACGTACCTACAAGACCTTTATTTCGTAGCCATTGTTTAATGCCGCCAATCACATCATACCTATATTTACCATGAGGTGACTTATACCATTTAAATCCTAATTTTTCGATATGTTTCGTAAAATCTTTTATAATAATTTGATCGGCATTTGTAAAATTGCTAGAGTTTGATCCTTGATTATTGGAGTTAGTTGATCCGTCACCAATAAAGTAACCAGCGATTATAAATTCATCTAATGTATTTGTTGCCGCTGGCTGTATTTTTTGATTAGTTGATATTGCTAAATAGTCTCCCAATTCAAGTTCTGATGCATTTTTCCATCCATCTGATGTTAGAAATGTATGGTCATATGCTGTTATACATTTTCTACCGTGATATGTTGATATTTCAAGGCATTCTAATTCGCCTTGATCATATATCTCTTTAACGACATCCGGTTCTCCATTTCCATTTATTACAACATCATTTATTTGTATATCACCTAATTTTTTATATATGCCGTTATACATTAATACGGGTGTATCTATTGATAACGGTTTACCTGAACCTGGCGGCATAAATATCATTAGGCGCTTTAGATCTCCAAATGCCCATCTCTCCAAATAATCACATATGATTTTATGGTGCCAGTTCGTGTTGTAATCCGGAGAAGTGTACTGCGTAAAGTCTAGTAAGTGTTTGCGAGCCTTGGCTTTCGCTAGAGCACGTTTGCCGCGTTCTTTATTCAAAAGCAATGGAGATGGACTGCCATCCGGATTTGTTAGGGAAGACTTTAATATTGGTAAGGACATAATAACGACCAAAATGTTTAAATATAAAACAACTAATAACTACTTATGAAACACGTTATTCCAGAAGGAAAGGCAGTAGAAAAATTGAATGGTAATACGATTTCTACGAAGCATATAGATATTAATAAAATAGTAGTGGTTACCCGACGCACGATATATAAAACAGACGAACTTTTCATGCTGGTCCAGACCGCTGAATTGCCTGGAAAATGGCATTTGGCTAGTTTAACCCATTCAGTAAATCACTTATATCACAGGAATGCATCTACTCCCTTTGAGATACTTGACGAAATTACCTACAAAGATGACCACATATATCAATTCGAAGATCCGTCTGAGTTTGTTCAGTGGTTATCCAAGAATATAAGTTAATTCGTTTTTGTGGGTACTTTACTGACAGAAAGTGAAGTACCTTCTCGCTCGCCATCGAAACTTACTATCCTGAGTACGATGTTGCCAAGGCCGTTCTTCTTGCAAGGTTCGCAAATGGTTTTTTTGTCCATTAGGACCTTCACGTTGTTGGATGACAATGACTTGTTGGACTGCAATGACGTTTTGTTATGGCAGTTAGGACACTCTAAAAAAATTTTCATGAATATTATCCTCATGTTATTTATAGTAATTATCTAATAAATTCCTTTTACAGGTAAACCAGCTAATGCTCTTTCAGCTAGGTAATCTCCGAATAATCCTTCAATTACTTCTTCGTATCCCCAATGCCATAGGAAATAGTAGGTATCGGATTCATAGTACTTAACGGATGCAAGTTCCCTTTTCCAGGCTTGTCGTCTCCTAGTTCTGATCCGGTAATCCTTCCAGCCTCTCATACGTCCCCATTGTTGCCAGGGATGGTAGTCTCTTATAGTGTATTTAAATAAGTTTTGCTCAGGTATCTTGTTAGAAGTTATCCAACCACGGTATCCTGGTCCCAACAATAATGGATGCTTATTGTATGCTCGGAGAGTTCTGGTCAAAGAAGTCAACTCCTTATTAACTTATTATAAGGGCATTGCTAACATTTACAGTCGGAACTTAACTTGGTAACCGCGGCCAGGTACTCTATATTTCCGCGGATTATCGTAGTTCTGAGCTGGTCCAGTACCTAACGTATAAAGACCGGACAATAGTGATCCTTCCCAATGGAACGGTCTGTTACCACGCTGTGAACCAGTATCCAGTACGGGTTCGTTCTCCTTGTAGAGATACCAGTTCTTTTGCTCGCCAGAAGCAAACATGTTGTACGTATGGTCACTGATACCTCCGGTCTTCTTGTCAATGATAGTTAGGTAACTGACGGAACCGCTAGTACCGTCTTGTTGTACGACTCGCTTCTGTTTGATGGTCAGGTCTTCGAACTTTAACAGTAAAGTGATGTCGTCGGTCGGAGTTGCATCCTCGGATGTACTGGTAGGTTCTATCATTTCTTCTCCGCTTTCAGGTTTAGATTTTCTTCCCATGGTTTATTCTCCTTGTTCTTACGTTCCTTCTTTGTCTAACTTTTTCTGGCAACTGGCACAAATTGGCTTCTCCCAGTTCGGGATCTTCTTGCCGCAGATCTTACATTTCTTAATGGAAATCACCGCTAAAAGTTTCAGTCGGGATTCGAACCCAAGAAACACTACCAAAAATAGTAACTGAAAACAGAACTATATAACACGATAAATAAAGATGGATGACGGGACTTACACCCAGCCCCAGACACCATTACTACCAAGCTTATAGACTCCGCCCATACGGCTTGCGGACAGCCAGGACACTACTCCCCAGGCAGCAAGATCGTCGTTATTCTTAATGCCGAGTTCTCCGGATTCGACAGTTGGCAACACGTAATATGCCGTATGGATGCCAAGGTTACCGCGATCAGGCAGCTCTACGTCGAAGGTCGTGTCCCCAGTAGCTAACGAGATATTGCCCTCGTCCTTAACGGTCTGTCCAAACACGTTAATGAACTTCAGGTTGCCGACTACTGGAGCACTTGGATTAGTTACTGTGACCTTGTCTCCCGTTGGGTCGATCATACTAAGGTAGGGCGCCCCCTTACCAAAGACATCGCTGTTATAAGGTATACCAGCTGGCGCAAGTCCAAGCACGATACCAAGGGCCATTACAAGCCCTACCAACTTTCCAAGCGTTGTCATTTTTTATCCTCTCCAAGTTTTTCTTAACAATAACTACTATACGTTATTCATATATAAAGGTTTTGGTTAGGTACGTTCAACTACCGGACATAACCCACAGTACAGGACGATACCCTGTTCTGTATTGTATTTTCGGAGCATACCACATTGTTCCGAACATAATATTAGGCTTTTCTTCCCTATGGAAAGTAATGGACATATTGATAGACCAAGTTCAATCAATGTTCCACCTGCTCCAAGAATATTTTAATATAATATGCCCTATAATATAAGATACAAATATTACTAATAATATCGAGATGAAGTAAACACCTAGTAAATTGCCCCACATATCAATAGCTATGTAAAAAAAAGACTACCGTGGATATAACAAAGAATCCAACTAGGATCGTAAATATTACTTCCAACCAGTCCATAAGATCAATCCATCCGTAGTCCCAGTTGGTTGGCAAACCATCCCAGAACATACATGAATAGTGGCAGCAAGAGTAACATATAATATCCAACGATACTACATAAGATAAGGACACCAGAGCTCACTATTACTATCATACCTATTAGTATTAACAACATTAAGCCGTTAAACATTGTATCAAGTATCGACATTTCTTGTTTCATAATATCACTCCATGTTACTATCTAGTATTTTAACTTTTTGGTTTTCAATTACGGCGTATCGATAACGATCGGGACCGAACCCAACTTCGCAATACGGGTCAATGCTTACGAAGTTAATCAATTTAGGACCGTACTTATCTATCCAGCCTGGTGGAGTATGGCCTACGATCTGACGTAGTCCGACTTTAGGTGCATAATATTCGCTAGGACGATACCACAGTATGGACTGGTCACTCCAATGGTCTCGCAACGGCATGGCATTCAAATAGTCGGATATCTCGTGGGCCGTATTTAAGTCCATATCGAAGTACCTGTCGTAAAATACCTGAGATAAGCCAGCATGACTTATCAAAATGTCGTCTTGGTACGTTGACAACTTGAAACAATCAACCCGGGAATCTAACTTACTGTAAATTTCCTTGCCATACGTGGACGTTGGATGGATATGCTGGCCGATCAGCGGAGCTAAGTCATGATTGCCCCACAATAATTCGGCATTGTTTTCCAATAGGACGTCCAGGCAGCCCATTGGGTCAGGTCCGATATCCAAAAGATCTCCAGAAAATATTAGACGGTCCCAGGACTTAGCGTGCTCTAGGACGTTCGTAACGAGATGTGGTTGACCGTGGCAATCTGAGAGTACTAATGTTTTCATGAGGGTGGTATCTCCAGGTCGCCCGTAGGAGAAGTTACAATATCCAATTTGTTATGATCGCGGCAATCTTTGGTAACTTCGAGAGACTCAAAGAATTCCTTGTTATCTCTGTTTCTATGATTCTCGGCTAATCTATTGATCCGAGTCATAAGCTCATCCGGAATCTCTCGGTATAACTGGTCTAATGTGTCATCTCGCTGGCCGGACCAAGAATCTTGATCTGTTAACGATGGCCAGCCAAAACAAGACCATTCTGCATTGAACTTTATTTCCTGGAAGCCAACTGCCTTAAGTTCCCTGATCACATCCTCATGAATGTCTTGATATGAAACTCCGTCGTAACATATTCGGCGAGGGTTACTTTCAACTATGTCGGAGAGTACTTTTATTATAGCCTGGGAAACATATTCATGAAGTTGATCTGGAGTTAGTTCCTGGTCAAAAGCTAGTTGAGCGTATTCACTTTCCTCGTAGGAACCGAAGCCGACATTATAAATATACATTTTAGACCTCCACGGTGATAATACTAATTGAATTGTTCATTTTTAACAAGTTTCCATTAAAATCTATTATATAGGTGTGGCCACTGTCGTTGAACGTGGTCCTCGCCAATATGACAATTGGTACTGACTGTGCTTGAACAGTTGTTTGAATTTCCTCGGAAGGCTCCTCTTCCAGGTATGTTAATAAAGTAACGGCACCCACGATTATTGTTGCGAGAGCCGCTAATACCGTTATGGTTTCAATTAGTTTCATTGCATTGCCTGAAGATATTCTAAAGCTGCTTGATATTTAGTACGCACCCGAATTTGGTCGGCTTCTGGCAAGCAACTCAACCTACTATCAGAGCTATTATCCCGGATGTCTGCTAGTTTGACCAGTCGGGCATCTCCAGTGGGATCATTTAGGATACGTTGCCAGTACTGCGGATTTGGTTCGTTCCGTATGTGAGTTAGGGCGACCAATGAATTAACCACGTTGTGAGGCAGGCCCATAGTAACCAAGTCCATAATGGTTGCTGGAGTGTCTTCAAGCACGTCATGTAGGACTGCAATACATTTCTGGTGTTCGGTTGTTAACGTATTATCCAGCATGACCCGCAACGGATGATAAAGGTAAGGTAAACCTACTTTATCCAGTTGTCCGGAATGCTGTATGGTTGCGTATACGATAGAACGGTCTAATAAATTCAATGATTAAACCTCCCTGGATTTAAGTACTTTATAGTACTATTTATACCTTTTGGAATGCTAATGCCTGGATTCGAACCAGGGACCCTTTCCGAATGCGTACTCAGTACCATGCCGCTAGATTACATTAGCAGAATTTTGTGCGTACTCGTTTAACCTGTTGTACCCGTACAACGAGCGCCTCGAACTCCGGCAGGTTCAATAGATCGTAGGTAGCGCCTTTCTACTTACTAATGACAGGAATTATTTACTTCACTAAAGTTTCCTTCTTGACCTTAGTGAAGTGCTCAACTGCAATACGTTTTATAATGGGTTCCGTGCCTTTGATCACATGTGGTGCTAAGCACCTGGTTCTGTCTGGTTCGATCTCTGGCCACATTACGTTACAACCTATAGGTGTAAAGCCACGAGTCGGATTTGAACCGACAACCTGGCGATTACTGGTCGCCTGCACTTCCAATTGTGCTTCCGTGGCAAATTAGGTACGCCGGATTCGAACCGGTCATCCTTGTAGGACTTTTCCAACTATCGGCTTCCTGCCCGTACCTAACTTTTTTTTTGCCGCATCCGCCGCGCCACTAGGTATATTATACGGCTCCTAGTACCTTATTGCCATAAATAACTTTACTTCATTTATGGTAATAATGACTACTTGTTATTAGTATTTAAAGCTTTTGGTACTTCATATTTCCAAATATTTCGGAGTTCCTGCTTATACATCAGCCTTCTGTGCTTCGATCTCTGCCAGTCATAACAATACGAACACTTATGGCGTTCCTGCTGTTTATAAGGATGGTACTCCAAATCGGAGTACTTTACCCGAGATACAAAGCCTTTCTTATTGTAGGCTCGTATAGTGCCGGTCATGTTTGTTACTGCATTCGTTCCTGATCGTAATGTATGTCAATGCAATAAATAATACTATCAGTCGTTCCTAATTCAACATGCTTTACGATATTACTATTACTAGGTCGATCATTTTTATACTTCTCTTCCATTTGCGAAGCAATCTTCCTTAGCTCCTCTGGAGTCGTGAACCAATGCATCGTGTTTTCTATGAAACCGTTATCCATTATGGTCATCTCCTTGGTATAGTTAGTAATAGTTGCTTTACTATAAATAGTTTTTGGTTGGATAATTTTATAAAAAAAAATAAAAAAGATTTCCTAATGTAACCTTCTCGGTACATTAGTTGACTGGACTTTGTAAACCGTATTGGACGTAATCGGCCTCGGTTCTTCATCTCGGAATGCAATCCTAAGGTAAATTACGGTCTCTGGCTCGTCATACGACAACTGGTTTATTTCAGAGAATCGCTGATGGCTGTGACCACTAAGGCCTACTCCGCCGCCTGTTAGATTATTGCTATGGCAACAGGACGTCGTAACACAACTAGACGGTTCATAATTTCTGGTAACATTACATAATTTATTATTGACAGCCGTACTGTAATAGTGTCCATCATAGTAATAGTTGTCAAATTCAGTTATTTTCTTATGACAATCAGAATAATAGTATGGCCATGTATAGTCCCAAGTAATCTGAACTTTGTTATCCTGTTGATTGCCTGGCTTCCAGACGACTTTGATTAGGCCGTTATCGTTGCTGGTTGGGTCTAAGCCGATTTGTTCGGCTTCCTGGCTGTCATTGCGATATGCAGTAAATTTACCGAAGTCATTAACAGGATGCTCTATTGTAATGCTCTGGTTTGCCGGTACTCGAAAAGTTCCTATGTAGCGGCCTTGTACCCAAACTTCGGCATCTGAGGGCTTATTAGCACCGCAATACTTATGGCCGTTATGCAAGCGCAGTGAAAAGTTTTGACCATGCCTTAATACTACGTGTCCTTCTGACGTTTCTTCTTGTGCCTGTGGCACGTTCACACTAAATCCGTTTAAACTAGACATATTTGTTACTCCATTCGAAAGCCGTTCTGGCAATCGGAGTGCCCTACCAATGAGGGCTACAAATAAACACCTCCTAAAAATAAGTACGCCAAGAGTTATTTCTTGGGCTTTGGTTTACATTTACCTGGCATAGTTTAGGCTCCTACCTTAAAGGGCTTCTTGCCCATGCTTGGATTCTTAGCGATATAGCACTGAGGGTTAATACCGTACTTGGCCATATAGGGATATTTTCCGAGGGCTTTACCGCCACTACCAGGTCTATATACAGTAACACCCAGATCGGAATACGAACCAGCAGGTATCTTTTCCTTGGTCGGATCTAGCATGGGTAAACATCCGCACCAATCTTCATCCTCGGAAACTTCTCCGACCCAACTGTCAATAAGGGATTCTTCTTCTGGCACAGTGTCATCTAGCTTTAAGGCCCTGCAACATTCTGGACAGCTTACTAGAACTTTTCCTCCCATTTCCTTCTTATGTCTCAACGCTAGCTTAATTTCTCGTGCTTTAATCTCGATGTCCTTTTCGCATACTGGACATATTGTACTTATCTTAGTTGTCTTAGTTGTCATTGTTAATTATCTCCGTATTTATACCTTTTGGTCGTTGTCTTCCATCGTAGCAAGGAACTTTTCGTACGCTTTGATCTGGTCATCTGTCCACGTATCCATTAGGGCCACGTCTGGGTCCACGCTTGATTCTACACGAACCGTCTGTATGGGAGGCCTTAGCGCAAGATAGTTCTTACTTAATTGGTCATAGAGTTTGACGTACTTCTCATGCCAATGTTTGTTTCGGCTACCGTCATCTCCGACTTCCAGGACAAATTCATTGCTAGTTCCGTCTAGAATGTCTTCGATACGTTCCAATTCTTTTTCGTAGCGAGCTAAAATCTTAGGTGCGTATCCAGATACCCTCTCAGCTATTGTCTGGCTAAGATGAGCATCTGCAGTTCTGGTAGCCTCTTCTGCGTGTTGTCTTGCTTTTCTAACATGTTCCCATATTCCTACTTCTGAAACATCCACACCAAATTTTTCATGTAGTATCTTTTTTAATTCCGGAGTAGAAAGAGAACAATTATCAAGAATATATTTTTTTGCTTCCGGTGTTATTACATACGGTGTTGCCATATCAAACCTTTCTTAAATCCCGTGCAGTACGCTTCCAGATTTTTTTACCGCCTTCGGTAGAATATTCCATTTCGTATCCGTCTTTCATCATAGTCGGTAGACCTGTTTCTGGATTAATACGTTCTCTAGGAGCATTTCCGATTGTCTTATATAATTCATCATGACGTTTAATTATGTCGTCGATTTGTTTTCCGCTATTTAATCTATCCATGGCAAGTTTAGCAAAATCTTTATCCCGGAAGGCATATTTTTTACCATTTGCGGAAGTGACTACAAATCTATTACGGCCTTCCTGTTCTGTCATGACGGACTTGTTAGAATCAGCTACTTTTTCCTGTGATTGTCCTTCATCAGATGATTTACCTCCACAACTACCAGGTCCAGTTCCGTTTTGTTCTTCTGCTTTACACCGATAATTCATCTTTATGTCGTCAGATTCAGTAAGGTATAAAGGTCCGGTTGTTTTTTTACTAATAATATATTTCATAATTCCTCATAGTAATGATAATGCGTTTAATAATTGTAATTCCAGATGGCGACTTTGGGTCTCCCTACATTTCTGGATAAGCCGGTTTGCCAGCTTGACCAAGTATCTTGGATTACTTCTATTATATTTAACGTTGGCAATTAATTCTGTTAGGACAGCCACCCTAGTTTCCAAATCAAAACTAACCGAATGTTCGTAGGGCTCATCGATAACGATATTCTTGTATTCTCGGATAGGATTCAGTTCAGGAATTTCATCTAGCTCTAGCCAGAATCTTGCTTCGTCATCCAAAATATTCAGGTCCACGAAACGCTCAATGGACGTTAAAATAAGTTCTTCCATGGAATATTGGTCACCCGTAGCTCATTACACTAACGTCTTTTGGTACGGTAACTGTATTCTTTTCAGCATCTTCTTTGGCTCTAGCTTCCTGAGCTTTCTGCACGACATAATCGATCGTAGACCGTTTGATTGAGGAGAAGGTTTCCAGAGACATTTCTGGTTGCAGGTCTACAATTACCACATCCGGACTAGTAATGGTGCCCTGACTGTTGTATTCCTTGCCAGTTTTTGCATCAACTTCGTGTAGGAAAAAGTCTATTCCTGCAAACGAATTTGGTTTTACATCAGTAGCAAAATATTTTTGGCCGCCGGAAAACAAAATATATCGAGCTGGTGATTCAGTTTGAGGAACATTCTCAGACTCCTCGCAATCCGGACATTCGCATTCCGGCTGGCTTTCTGACATAGCATCCAGGAAATCGTCAATGAATGCATTGAAACGTTCGTCGAGTTCCTTGAGTAATCCTTCCCGGAATTCAGCTAGATCTTCCTTAGTAACGATAATATCTTCAGTCATTTAACCTCTCTTTGAATTCTTTGAATACGCACGTGTATAATAATAATCTACAGCACCTTCGTCTATATCTTCCCAGTACTGACGGTAAATATTTGACGCGAAACTATATTTATTACTGTATTTCCTAGTTGAATACTCTAAGTTTCTTTCAAGCGTAATAGCTGGAATATCTATTATTAGGAAGCATACAGTACATACAAGATCGCCGTGGTCATCGTACCGTAATAATCCGCCGCACTGGTCACAGAACAGCCTCTTTTCTTGGTTCCAGTCTTCGCAGCAACCTACCCGACTACTATAGCTATCAGGCGGTTTACTAAATTTTGCTTGGCTGTGCCGATCTATTACATATCGTTGCTTCTCTTCCAGTGTATCGAATAAAATAATTTGTTTATTAATCAATATAAAGGGCTGCTGGGGAGATTTTACGTCTCCGTGAGCATTATATTGCTTTTGCTTCTTGATATAACATTCCTTACAATACGTGTGGAGATGACTATATGTGTCGTCCCGGTAATAAGCATTTTGCGAATTCAATAGTTTTCCGCATTTTCGGCACGTCGAGAACATCCTCTTGAACCAAATTTCGATACATTCAGCTGTTAGAATTTCTTGGGAAATAGTAGCGCCACCTTAGAAAAATAGATTTGATAAAATAGTAACTAAGGTATTATATAATATACTAGTATATAAAGGTTTTGGTTGAAAAAAATTTATTTCTTGTCTTCTTCTCGACTAATTACATTGCCGTCTTTATCTAGATTTATGAATAACTTTAATGCAGTACAATACGTAGCAAATGTACACATATCATTCACCCACTTAACTTTCGCGATAAGTGCAATACATTTCTCACCAATACAAGGCATTCTTGTAAATGGACATATAGGAGCATTACTATTCATGGATGGTTACCTCCCTAGATTCTTCTATCCGTTTCCGGCACTCAGGACACCTTCTAGCTAACTCGATTAAGTTAGCCTCAGAATCAACGTGACCTTCATGCCAGGACTTGAATTCAGGTAGTGGACTTTTATGGTTATAACTGCGACGAGCCATCTCTTGCGCAAGTTCGTCGTGACGACTCCTTATGTTATGGACTTCAACTAATCCCGTCGTAATGTACTTGGTACCAGACAACCTCTTACCATGTAGTATTGTGCCGACTAAAGTATGACATTCCCTATGCTCTGCGTTTAAATGACGGAAACATTCTAATCTTGGGTCAACCATCCACATTCTCATAGTTTGTTATACGTGTTTTTACTAAATAAATGTTTTGGTCGAGAAAATACATAACTAGCAATAAATATTTTAAGTTTTCACGCAATTTTAGGTCGGTGTATTCCTCGTTTTCGCTAACTCTTTGTCTACTTGTTTCTCTCGTTCTGCATATTCTTCATTGGTCACAAAACGTAGTCCTTTTGAAATCGGTCTAAATATAAATTCGTATCCAAAAAATGTAAATCGCATGTCTTACCTATCCTCTGTGAATCTTCTCTAAGGCGGCTTGCGACTCTCGCTCAATACGTTCGCCTTTTTCTTTGGCTGACATCCAAGGCAGATCAACGTCTTTGTAATGCTCTTTTATCTGCTCTCTGTCGATTTCTTCCCATATCAAAGCTCCTTTTGCCGCTAGGAATTCTTTCTCTAGCCTATCAATATATGCCGCTTTCACATACTTCTCACCATTGATTTCTATAGGGCCATCTGGTTCATATGCGGTTTTGTATCCTTGCAAGCCAAGCTCTTTGGTAGCCCACTTATTCCAATTATCTCTTACTGATTGTGGTATTTCTCGCGTCCAATCGCAATATGGCCATCTCAGGTCGTTTGGCAGCCTGCCGCAATTGCATGAGGTATACTAGCCGATTTGAGCCGTTCGATCTATTGCGATCTGTTGCCATTTGACAAGCTCTTTCATCAGGTCGCCAATATCTTCATCCCGGCGCGTCATGTTTGCCTTCGCCGCGCATTCCAGTACTCGGAGGCGTTTAATCTCCGCAAATATTTCAGGATATTCCTTAGCCAGTTGTGCAGCAGCATCTATCGTGTAATCATGAAACGCTTTGCCATCGCTTGATAATTTGTTTGCTCGCTCTTGGATGAGAGCTGCTTTCAAGATATCAATCTGTTTATTGAGTGTCGCGTGATACTCATCGCATACATCACAGTCTGCTCGGCTCATAGTTTTCCCTCCCGGTGAAGTTGCTCGCGGGCCTCATCAACAACTATCGGTTCGTATCGTGCCCAATGTCCTACGGAATCTCCTGGCACATGACATATCCGCCTGGCTCGTTCTTCCACCAGTGCATTGCCACGCTCTCGCTTCGCCTGGCCGAGCTTCTTGAGGGCGGTGCGCTGCTTGGCGATGAGTCGATCCTTATCATCATCTGTCAATATTTGGCGCACTAGTTGCCGATTCTCTTCTTCCAGCTCGGCTATTCGCTCAATCGCCAGTTTAGCCAGTATCCACGGCGCGTCATCAGTGCCCAATATAGCAGCGACCCTTTCATGCACGCCCCGCTCACTGTGGAATCCACTTTTGTAATACTCCAGGTCTGCTTCCAACTCCGCTATGTGCTTGGCTTGCCCTTCATATTGATCTATCCAAAATTTGGCGGTATCTAGTGCGAATTGTGTTCTTTTTGATGGGCCCAACACAGCCATGTTGCTAAATTCCTTTTCTCTTGCTTGTAGCCGCTCGATTTCATCCAACTCCTTCCCACGTTTGCCAGATCGCTTTCCGAGTACCTTAAGGGCAGCTTTCTGTTTCTCTATTATCAACGTGTCCGAATCCACCATGTACTGAAGATCTAAATTCCTATGGTTACTTTCGACTACCTTTTGTTCAAGCTTAGTAACTTGTTTACGAAGGTTAACAATCTCATCCCGTGCCCAAAATAATTGCCGGCAAGCTTCTTTTACATACGGTTGATTACAATATGGTGAATTCTTACATTCAATAAGGACTCGTTGGGTCTCTTGCATACTAAAGTTGGTCATTTCATAACCTCATCGCAATATTGGTTTGCTTTCTTGAGCATAGTGCGTCCTGATTTTCCTACCATTTTTGCATGCTTACAAATTCCATACATGCCACCGTCTTCTAAATCAAAATCAAAATTTTTGCAGTTTCGGCATATAGGATCTAATTTTGAAGCTACTTGAAATGCATTCATCTAATTCACCTCATATTTGTTATTACGTTACCATAATATATGCTTTTTGGTCATTAAATTTATTCACTATTTTTTATAATATTTTCAAAGATACCGTCTTGATAATATTGCCAGGCCTTGTAAATAGTTTCGAATTCTAGACCATTAACAAGAGTTGGACCTTCTCTGTTCTTTTTATTTTGTAAGACAAATTCAAAGGTCTGCTCGGTATCCTTTAACTTGATATGAACACAGCCGTATCTCCTTATGTGTTTTATATACCAAAACTTTAAGTAAAATATATTATACGGCCTATATAATTCCAGAAATCGCTGGTATCCTGAAGGATAATTAGTTCTCCATTCCGTATCTATTTCATCTTCGATATGAACCATCTCCTTACTCTAGTTAAAGCCGGTTGATTAATGGAATATACTTGATTTAGGAAATTAAGTTGACCCTCTATGTATCCTTTAAATAGTAACATTCTGGAATATAATCCGAGCCAGGCAACTTCTTTATCATAAAGACTGTATAACCATGATTACGGATTACTACTATTCCTGGAAGACCTTCTGGTATGTACCACACGGAACCATCTTGGTCTGGATGCAACTTAATGATATGCATGTTAGCCTTCCTATGCTAAGTTTTCCTCGGGATCTATATTATACTTTTTTATCCACCACGTCTTTGAAGCAAGTATACGACTTTTAACTTCTAGGTATTTGACTTCTTTACTATTAGTATCGTCCAATACTACTTTTTCGAATTTCATAAAATCACGTTACTAGCAATTAATATGATTTATATAAAATTGCTCCTATTTTATCGAGTTCGTCGAAACACCATGTATAGAAAAATCTATTGTCAGAAAATTTAACACACTTTTGATCATGATCCGACAAATTATCAAGCAATCCATGTTCCTGCATTTTTATCAATGATATGACTATATAATTATTAGTCGAATCTATTATCATTTTGATAGTATTCGCCACCCCGGCTTTAGGAATTTCATTACCTCCAAGTGTCATATCGATATTTTCGCCGAGTACTCCTGACCGTAATGATATAGTACCATTCTCGCGATGTCCCTGTATAGTAAATGTTTTTCCCTCACGATCGAGATAAAATGAGGTATTATTTTCAGCATTCAGTTTATTTATTGCTTCGATGCAAATAGATGCTTTATGACTTTTTCCGACTCTGGATACAATAATTTTTCGTTGTTTATTCAAAACAACTTGATTTAGCAATTTATTAATAGATGGAAAGGTAGACATTTAATTCACCTCAATAATTCGCCCTATGATAGTTTTATCAGTACTCGACCTATATATGTCAATCCAGCTAGTTGTTTTATCTGAATTCCACCATGAAAAGTCGGCGGTCGGATACAATAAAAAACAGTCTTCCATTGCGTTATCTATATCACTATATTGTTCGTTAAGAGACTCAATTTGTAGCGTATACATATTTCAGTCCTCAATACGATATTCTCATTTAGTGTATAAATAGTTTATGGTAAGAAAAATTATTTAGGCGGCCATTCCTTTATTAGATTCAGATTATATAAAGTTCTTCCATCAAAATATGCTTCTGGAATACAAGTCAAACGTTTAAATTGTGCACGTGTGGTTGTTATATTCCAATCACAAGGGCATTTATCAATAAAATCTTTTTCTGTCATAATAACATATCTTTGAAATATATTTCTAGATATTGCAAGAGGTCGCTCTGAATCACCGAAGTTTAGTCTGTTTGGTCCTTGTGATACAGGATAATTAGTATATAAAACTTCAGTCCTATAAGTAGTTGCTTTACCGCTTGCAGATACTATAGGTATGTCATGATATTTTATAATCGGATTACCAAACGATTCATTTAAATCATCGCATTCGTATTCAGATAAAGCCCATTTATATTTAGCATTTTTAAGCAGTTCTATCATTCGTGGTCTATCAAAACTATCTGGCCTATATATACCAACATTTCCTGCTAAATAAGGAGGATCTAGGTATACGAACGATTCACTATCAAGAGGTAATGAATCTAATAATTCTATGGCATCTAATGAATACAATTCTGTATGGTGTAATAATTGTTTTGATAATAATATCCGATTTTTATAATCTGCAAGATTATGGCCTCTATAACCAGTTATACCAGCGTTTTTTGTGCCTCCTGCCCATAAGACTAATGGTTCTAATATATTATATATATTTATATTAGTTTTTCTTAGTTCTAATACATCTTCTTTCGTTCTTAATTCTGGCAATATTTCTCCTTTATACGCTTTAATTGACTCAAAAAATGGAATCATTTGATTATCGTTCAAACACCATCTAGTGTATCCATTTATCATTTTCATCAAGAAAAACATATTCCCTCTGCCAGCAAAAGGTTCGAAATAAGTAGAACCTTTAAGTGGGCACCACCTCAATATAAATCTGCGGAGTCTTGCTTTACCTCCTCGGTATGTAAAATATGGAGCATCAACTAATTTCATTTTATTTCTTCCTTGATTATGTATATGGCAAAGGATCTTTGGTCTCATTTAATTCGAATGCCTCTATACGTTCAATGCAAGTCGGACAAGTTCCGCATGAAAGTTCTCCTGCATTATAGCAGCTGCGTGTTATCTCATATGGCACACCTAAATTCAGACCAATCTTTACAATCTCGGCTTTCGTTAGATGAATAAATGGTGCCTCGATCCGAACAGGATGCCATAAGGTGGAAATTCGAGTAGCTTCATTCAGAGCACTTAAGTAATTGGGCCTACAGTCTGGGTAGATAGCAGCATCCCCATTATGAGCCGCATACATCACGGTATTGATTCTACGAGCAGCTGCAATTCCTACTGCAATCGAAAGTAGAATTTGGTTACGATTAGGTACAACCGTTATCTTTGCAGACTCCTCTGTATACCCACAATTAGGTACAGCTATGTCTGGATTAGTAAGTGCACTAGAGTTAATATATCCAAATATAGGTTTAACATCAATGATATCATGCTGGATTTCTATTTCTTGCTCGCGAATATACTTTATCATATTGCAAGCACAATCTATCTCTTTGGAATGTCTCTGCCCATAGTCAAATGTAATTGCATCCACATCGTCTCCGGAACTCAATAGATCCCAAAGAAGTGTCGATGAGTCCATCCCACCCGAAAAAATTAATAGAACTTTACTCATTTTAGTAACTCCAATGTTTCCGATTTAAGACTTGCATTCTCTTTAAAAATCCCTCTAATAGCAGAACTTTCGGTAATTCCTGTCATCCTAGCTCCTCTTACTGTCATACAGCTATGGCATGCTTCTATTTTAACCATAACACCTTTAACTCCTGGTATCCATTTAGTAAGATAATCAGCGATCTGGGCAGTCATATATTCCTGGAGTTGAGGCCGAGAAGCAAATTTTCTTACTGTTCTAGCGACTTTACTGAGCCCTATAATATGGGTACTCGGAAGGTATGCGATTGAAGCCTTTCCTGAAAAATTCATTAAATGATGTTGACAAAATGAAGTAAATTCTATATTCTTGACTATTATCAAATCATCGCTAGTAGCTTCAAATACTCCTCTGCCTCGTTCAAGTTCGTCCCAGTCTCGCCAAAATTTAAATTCCTCCATCATACGGTTAACACGATCTGGGGTATTTGCTTTGGCTTCTTCATCAAAAAGTTCATCTGGAAAATTAAGTCCTATCATTTATATTCAACTCAAAAATATTTAAAGGTATTCTTCTGCATAATTCTCTTCTGATTCATGTACTCTAATTGTTATATGGTCGTTTTTATTAAGATGAATTATATTAACGAAATCATATAAAATAATACTTGCTATATTTTCTGCGGTTGGATTACTATCGACAATTAGTATATCCATGCCAAGTTTTTGTAGAGGAACAAGTAAAGGATCCTCTTTATTCAATATAGTTTTATGATCAAACTTTTCTGAAAAATATTGTTTTATAGACCTATAATCTATTAGCATTCCACAAGAATCAAGTTTACGATCGGACTGAATAAGAACGTTCACTTTCCATGTATGTCCATGTAAATTATTACAACTACCAGAATAATTAAGCAAACGATGTGCAGCCGAAAATGTTATATTTTGAGATAATTTTAATGTCATTTTATCTTCTCCTATATAAATAGTTCCTATATGTTTTAATTCTTCTATTGAATTTATTTTTTCTAATTTTAAAATATCATCTATATATAATACTCTTAAATTTATTTTATTATACTTTAGAAAGAACCATCCAATTTTGTTTTTTGCTTCTGGCCTTATATATCCTTTAACCTCCCACCAAATATCTAATTCAGGTAAATAAAAATCCGGTGTATATGTCCTATCTGTCGGTATAGAAAAAGACTTTGGTTCGTATTCCCATTTAATCCCGATTTTAGTAAGTACCGTAGCGACTCGTGTCTCGTAACTAGACCTTAACCATATCTTTCTATCATTGTATGCAAAATAAGATCCATTTCCCCAATTACTTCCTATAGCAGATGATTTGCCATAATTCGGATTATTTTTTCCACTCATTCGTATTGCCTGAGCAATTCGCCTTTCAGGTGTCCATGAAATCCTCATTTTTTCTTTAGCTTCAGGAGAAATTTTCTTCCCAGCATTTTTACCTTTCATTCCTTCTGACATTCTAACTAATGTTTCAGGTGATCTCTTCTTACCAAACAATGGATGTTTATTACCTCTCATTGCATTTCCTTTGCATTTATTTGAACAGAATTTTCCGCCGTTACGAAGTATTCTAGACTTAATAATATAAAAGTCTTTTCCGCAAAATTCGCATTTTCTTATGGTTCCACTTTTATTGTTTGGCAATAAAATTCTCCTAAAAAGGTGTTTATAAACAAAGGTGGTATTTTACCTATATATACTTGTTGGTCGTAATCTATTTATATCTAAATAAATTAGCTTGCGGGTCTTTCTTAGGCAACTCTGAAAACAATGATTTATATCGTTCATATACAATAGAAGACTTATGATTTTCAAAGTCCTTAAATATATTATTTATATTATCAAATAGCTGTAATTCTCCGATTGATCGAGAGTATTCGCGTAAGGTATCCTCATCATCTACCATACAGTTCATCATTCGATTGACTTCTATATATTGATACATGTCGTGATATGACAACAGGAGCGGAGTCATCGGATCAGTTTGATTATAAAGTTCTGATATAGTCATTTTACTACATACAGGACAATCACATGGAACATCATTCACTGCGTTAGCGAATTCTCTCCCAAGTCGTATACAATGCCGTACATCTAGTGGGAACCAGTAGTCCCGGAATCTAGATCCCCATGACCACGAAGACGAATCGAAAGTAATCGATGCACCCGTATACTTAGCTAGCATAGCAAGTGATAGCATATTGCTTGGACCGCTTACCCCAAAGAAATGTGTATTCGTAAGTGGACTTTCTTCTCCCTTCTCTAGTAGATATAAGTATGCAAATACTTTCAAGTACACGTTAGTGCTTGGATGTACTCCTATAGCCCATCCATCGAAACTAAAGTCCTTTACTTCCTTATACCAAGTATCTATTTGGTCGAGGGTACGCCCATGTAAAATATTATAAAGAGCAAAATCATAATTAGTACGATTATCCTCGAAGAATTTAAAATTTTCCTTTGATTCTGATAGAGCGCCTTCAAAGTCTCGTACAGGAGGCACATCTAAGTTCATTCCAATGTCTACATTATTTTCAAGCCACCTTAATACCTGCATAGGCGTAACATCTACCTGCCTGCCTTTCTTGCCGAATGACATTACTTGGAAGCCGCCGCTGTCCCCTAATGTAATAACATCTTCAGGATAATTCATTACATTTTTGTGATCTAAGTCATCGGCTGTTATACGATAGTATGCGCTCATTAATAGAAATTTGTGATCAAAAAATGAGTTGCCAGACTCGAAAAACTTGAATCCAGATCCTTTATATTCAGTATTTTTTAACCATTGTACGATATTATTATCTCCAATCGCAGGAACGTAGTTAGATCCTTTAGGAATTATTTTCATTTTTAACCTCTGGATAAGAGAACATATTTCGTTCAACTGAATCCGTATTCCTTAGTGTCATTAGATGTTTGTACTTATTATAAGTTTTATCGCATCCATTGTTATGATAGTATTCTATCATAGATGATACTATTTTAACTGTTTTTTCTTCTCCAACTGATTTAGCGTATTCCATGAATGCATAATCATCGGTTACTAACGCATTTACCATACGGTTGACTTCTATGTATTGATAGAGATTATGCAGCATTAACAGAGTGCCCACGTCAGTTCCGGTTCGTTGATACAAATCTTCAATTGTTAAGTTTCTGCATACTGGACAATTGCATGGAATGGATTTCATATTAAGTTTTGATGTTCTACCAAAATCAGTACTAAATCTAATATCCTTAGGAAAATAAAATCTTCTATATATTGATCCGGTCGCATAAGAACTAGAATCAAATGTAATTGACGAATCGAAATGATTGCTCAGCATTGCCATTACAAGCATGTTCTTGATACCGCTTATTCCAAACATATGGAAGTTTGTATTTAAGTTAAGAGCGTCCTTTTCATGCAAAAACATGTAACCCAATGTTTGTAAATAAACATTATCTGCCGGCCTAACTCCTAGCGCCCACCCGTTAAAACTTTTAAATTTTTCAACGGCGCTATACCAAGTTTTCATTTCATCTAGCGTTTTTCCATGCAACACATTATATAGCTTCATATCATAATTTATTCTATTTTTTTCAAATAATTCAAAGTTCTCAATAGATTCCTTTAATGATGCATTGAAATTGCTCCACGGAGGTACATCTAAATTCATCCCGATATCTGCATTAGCTTCCATCCAACGTAATACCTGTAACGAGCTTACTTCAATTTTATTTCCTTTGCTTCTAAAGTTCGCTATCTGAAATCCGCCAGAATCCGCTATAAGAATATAGTTTTCTGGATACTTATATTCATTTCTAAAACTTATAGTACCCTCTAGTAGTTCCCAATAGGTCGTAGTTAAAGCATAATTATATTGAAAAAATGAATCCCCTTGAAAGAATCTCATATCATGGTTTTTATATTTATAATTACTTTTCCATAATTTACTTCTAAATACGTCTGCTACCGCAGGTATAAATATAGCCTTCTTTTCTAATGGTTGCATTAAAACACCTATAAAAATATAATCTAAAAATGTAAAAGAGATTCGAGTATAAAAAGGTTTTGCTCTCCGAGATTTACGGCCGGAAGAACAATGGATGTCCGTTCTCGACGAATCTAAGATGTTCCGAAGCTATATTCACGATCCTCGGAAAGTCTCCGCCTCGAGCTATTAGTCCCGATCGTATATCCATTACTTCTTTTTCTGGATTGCCAACCTCGGTAAGTTTTCTTGCGATAGCACTTATAGTAGCGAACTTATTCCTCTTTAGGCTACTTACATCAAGTTCAGGTTTTGCTTCTGAACCCTCTGGAAATTCATGGACTTCAGTGTACTCGACACTCGGAACAGCTGGCTTAATAATAGCCAGTTTCTCCTTTATAACTAATTTACTAGATTCTTCTTCATCTGAGCGTTCGCTAGTTAATACACTATCATTAGAACTAGCTGGAGGCGTCTTAACAACAGAAGGCTCGGGAAGTTCCGAGTCTCCTGTTGAAGCAGCTTCTTCTGCATTATGGACTTCTGGTGTCACTATTTCTTTATGGGTGAAGGCTTGCCTCATCCTATTCCGGTATGTGGACGACACTGCATGCTTAGAGATTTCCGTTGCATTTTCAGGGATAATATCCCCTATATGGAAAGCTCTATGGGTACTCTTTCCGTTCTCCTTTACAATTTTGTAGTATCTAACCTCTTTTCCACAGATCTTGCATATGTCTTTCTTTTCATCGACTGACATTTTTATCACTCCATTACGTATTATTATAATTATTATAAATTTAATATTATGTCCGGAACTCAATTCCGGACGATCTTTAGATATGGAGCAGCCAGCTCGATATCGGTCTGGAAATTGCTTCCCTTGGCCAGCATCTTTTTCCTCATCTCGGTTGCATCTTCTGCAGACATCCCGTTTTCCTTCATGATATTTATAGCTTCTGTTACCATCACGATGCGATTCATTCCAGTGGCGTCCAGCACCGGTACGGAGACGTGTCCATTATGGGGGATAGCATCCCGCAATCTCTTTCGGTATGTCGGGAT